TCAATTACTACACGCTCACCCTTTTTGATCTTTATCTTTTTGCCGTCTTTGGTTACAATCTGAATATCCCTTACGGCTTCTGCGATAATATCGACCGTTCCTTCCCATTCACTTACTGGCATTTTCTTTACCAGCTTATCCCCTACCGAAACAATCTTGAAGCCGATAAACATAGTGTCGCCCTCGGTAAAGAACCGCTTGACGTACTTGGCATCGTTGTAAGCTTTTCGGTATGGCTCCATCATGTCCTTTCCTGATTTCATGTATTCAGGAACAGGAACCTTTCCTTCTTTAGGCAGGGCACCTGTAAGGCAATACTCAAAGTACTGGCCTAACTTCATGGCCTTCGATGGATGGAGTAGTTTTCCATCAACCCAACAATGCCGAATAATGTTTCCGCACTTGTTTCCCTCAATGTATTCTTTAAAGGCTTTGTAAAATGATTGTGTGATTCTCATACAACATCCTTTAAAGCGTCCTTCAATATTTTCAGCTTCGATACATCAGCCAATATGCCAACCTTTCGGCTTCCATCTGGAAGGTCAACGACAAAACTAAATTCAGGGCACGTTCCATGAGGGATAAATTCAATCTTCATCCCCGGCTCCGATAACTGTATTGTGGTTCTTTTTCGTGTCATGGCTTCTTCTTTGATTGTTCGATTATTTCAAGTGCCTTCCTGCGTTCTTCTGACAAATCAAAATGCTTTTCAATCTGTTCAATTGTCAACGGTTCTTTTTTCCCGTTATCAGGATTAACTCCTGATTGCATCCACTTCATACACTTCTTGAATTGTGAATCGCTCATGTCACGATCATTTACTGGCGGCTTCTTTCCTTCTTTTTCTTTTTTTCCACCATCATTGTCAGTATCAGCCGTAACCAATCCAAGCGCACCAATCAATGTATAACGCTCCAGGTAGGTAGTAGATGATCCGCGTGACTGAATCGCGTTCTTGAATCCCGAATAATCAACAGGCCCGGTCATTGTGGTTTCTTCTGAATGGCCTTGCTTATGTGTCAGGATGCACGTAACCTCAATATCTTTGTCGGTAATAATTTCACGTAAAACCTTTTCAAGCTGGCTCAACTTCTTTTTCTCGAAGTCATGCGCCTGTGCAACCGTGATAATCTGTTCAATTGTGTATGGGGTTTCTTTCTTTAAATCCCTGAATTTGTATTTGTAAGAAAAACCGCATTCATACAAAGGTGCCTTAATCACCTCAACAATTTTATCCAGTTCGGCATAGGAGTATGTATTATCATACCCCTTTTTGTTTTTCTTAATCGCTGGAACAATTGATTGAAATTTGGATAGGGCTTCATCAAAAGCAGCCTTGGCCTGACGGGCCAGCCATTTCTCCTGCAAGGCCATTAGCTTTTCAAGTGTCTCAATACTTGCCCCTGATTCAATGGCCTTTGCCATCAATGTGTCGGGTGTTTGAATTACCAATGCGGCCTCTGATTGATCTGTTTTTTTAAGTGCTGTTTCCATGATTTATTTGTTAGTTGTTTGATTCCATAAATTCGGAATTTTTCCGGTCAAGTTCAAGGTTTTCGAGTAATTTATTCAGCGTGGTTATCTGACGGTTTACCCGCACATTTGTAAGCAGCATTTCAGATATACGCTTACCCGTTAGCCTTGCGTGTTTAGCTGCCCACCATTCAGGGCCAATCACAACCTGATTGTTTGAGAGCAGAACCAGGTACTTTGTTTCCTTGCGCCTTAGTTTGCTTTTTAGAGGCTTGTTTGAGCAGGTTTGTATTTTCATAGTTCCAAAAGTTTTTTGATTTCAGGGTTAAAATTGATTGCCGCCAATGTGCTGCCAGCGTCATTTAGGGCTTTATCAATTTCCATCAAACGGGATAAATCAAAACCTGATTCACCGGTTAACGATACTTTATTAACAATATGCCGAACGTCTTGAATAGCAATGATCTGCTGCTGAATGGTGGTTTTCATTGCTGTAAAAGTTCAGGGTTCTCGTAGATGTTTCCGATTACTTCAATGCCATCAGACTGGTTTTTTCGCCAAGCAAAATTCGTATTGTATTGAAAAGCAATAGTTATAATCTTTTCAACTGTATAACCAAAAGCGCCATTACAAAACTCAACAACATGATTTGAAATATCAAAACACCTAACAATATCGCCTTCGTAAATGGGCACACCGTTCTTGTCGTGAAGACCGGTGAATTGCAATAGTATCCCACACTCAGATATATTAGTAGGAACTCTATGTGCAAATTGATTTGCGGTAAAAGGCTGAGTCATTTTTTCACCCCATCCTTTCTTATACCAAATTTTGAATTTTATTTCCCTGCTCATTTCGTTATTTCAATTTCAATTTTATCCTCCAATTCTTCCAAGTCTCTTATTACACTTTTGTAATCAAAGCCGGAGTACTTCTGTTGAATCTCCGCTATGTTTCGCGCGGAGGCTAAAAGCATTCTTAAATCCCGCAGACTTTCCTCGTCTCCGGTGATTTGTAGGTTTTCAAAGGTGGTCATTTTAGTAGGGATAAAACAGAATCAGTTAAAAGCTCTCGACATATATTTGCCGTTTCAAGTTGGTTTTTAGTTCGAGCAGCAGCATAAGCAGCATAAGCAGCATCATCAGCAGCAGCATAAGCAGCATCAGCAGCAGCATAAGCAGCATAAGCAGCATCATCAGCAGCAGCATAAGCAGCATAAGCAGCAGCAGCATAAGCAGCATCAGCAGCAGCATAAGCAGCATCAGCAGCAGCATCCAGTTCATCGCGTGTGGCTAATCCGTCTGAAAACTTTAACGCTATCTCGCAAGCTTTTATGGAGCGTTCATCTTTCATTAAATGCCTAACGGTCAAGGCACACTTAGCTTTTGCTTTCGTTAGGATTTTAAAATCAACGTCCAAACGTTTGGCAAGCCAAAGCATCCAGTCACCGCGTGGACATTCATTCCATGCCTGTTCAAAAGATGAATATTTTGCCCGAAACTCTAAGGCATCACTGCATGGATCAAATTTCTCTATTTCATATTTCATTTCAGTAGGGATTTAGCTTTTTGGATAACAAGGTTCTAATCTCAATAAGCTGTTTACTTTTGAGATAGATATGCCCATTGCACGAACACGCAACATCATACAAAATTTCCAACGCCTCCTCAAGCTGGGCAATGCGTTTTTCCTGATCCTGATTTTTCTTTATAAGTTGTTCTGCCAGTTGTTCGTATACTTTCATATCTTCGATTGTTCATTGTACCATTTGATGAATTCGACTACAGCTTCGTAAGTTGCTTTGATAAGACTTTCATCTTCATGAAGTGTCATTCTGTTTATTCTTACCATAAACTTCCCTGAGTTATTAAGCATTGCAAATGTCCTCGGATATGCATAATCGTATTCGGTTATGTTTTTATAGCCGTTATTACTTTTAAATTCCTCATAGTAATACTTTGAAATCTTCTCAACCACAGGCATAAGCCAATCCCATGAGACATCAAAGAAAAATTTACCTTGTTGTTTTGTTGCCCATAGTGGAGGATTATCGTGATAATATAAATCACCATTAAGTATCTTTTTCCACCCCATAAATTCCGCTATTAGACAATTATTCTCCATAGTGGCAATCAATTCGTTGTCAGTTTTCATATCTGCACCCTCCATAGGTTAGGTAAATATTCTGTAACTATTCCACTAAATACATGAGCGAAAGTATCCGCTTCTCTTTTGTCGGTTGTGTAGTAAATCCTCCGGGACTTACCGTTCACAAAGTAGGTGTCATCGTAGTTCATTAGTCAATTCCAATAAAAAAGTTTGTTAATTCCCCGCTTGGGGGCGAGTCTATTTCCTGTTCCTGTTCTTGTGGTTTTGGCATATCCTGAATGGCCTCAATAAGTTTTTTCATTTCCCCTAAACATATTGAAAATCCTTTCTTATAGTACCTAAATGCTCTACTCATAGTGCTTGCTGGATACGTGATCTTGTTAACCATTAATTGCCTTTTAGCTAAATCAATAAAGGTTGTTTCACCAAAGTAGACTTTTTCATTATCCACCGCAAACATCGAAACAGTAAAATCAAAATTATCAATTGTAGCTTGAGGTGTGTCAAAGAACTTTTTAACAAGGTCATAAGTTTTGCCTTTGTGTTTTACCTTCATCCCGTTATCACTTTCCCATTTCACCTCAGCGTTTTGTTTTTTGAAATGGTCTTTGGCTTTATTGTATTCTACTTCATTCGGGAAAAACAAATCATAATCTGTTTTAATAGCAATTCCCATAAAGTAATCACGTAAAGCTCCACCAGCAAGCCAGCAATTTATACCAGCCTCTTTAAGCTCGGTAAGTATTATTTTACCGTAACGTTCGACTGCATTATCAAGTTGTATCATCAGTTCAAATGTTCAGTCGTTTCTAAAACCTCACCGGTGAATGAGTCGATAACCCTATCTATCAGTTCCTCGCGTACCTGATCACGGGCATACTTATCATCCCTAAATGATGCCCACTCGCTATGTGATTTCCTTTGCCTGTCGGCCTCAGCGTCTACTTCTTTTTCAAGATCGTAGGCCGCACCTACTAAAACGAACTCCTGAGCCTTGCCTTCTTCAATGCAAAATAAAACGATGTTTCCGGCATCTATCGAAGCCTCGCATTCTAAGCCTTTAAATTTTACTGTTGTCATAGTTGTTTGCGTTTTGTTAGTTGAAACCGGTTCGCGGGTTGCCGGTGCCCGTCCTGAATGAAGGAAACGATCAAGGAACCTCCTTCCAGGTAATTCTATTAATTATTCGTCTAACATTGGTTCTTGATATTTTAAAAGCAGAAGCAATCGTTTTAATTGAAACACCTTTATCAAAACAAGATCGTATGCAAATAATAGCATCCTTATTGAGTTTTGTATTCCAATGTGACTCACCAATAAATGCTTTAAAGTTTTGCGGATTGCCCCTTCTTTTCCATAACTCAGGAGAGCGCTTCAATGAGTGCTGAATATTTTCAGATGGATTAACCCATTGTAAGTTTGATAAATTATTATTCAATTTATCAGCATCAATATGATTGACTTGTGGTTTGTTTTCAGGATTAGGAATGAATGCCTCGGCCAATATCCTGTGAACTAAAAAATTAACACTTTTACGATTGGCATCTTTTAAAACAACCGATTCATACCCACTTTTACTTACGTGAGTTTTAATAGGCTTTAAGGATGGGCTTAAAATAAGCCCGTCCTTAGTAATTGAATATTCTCTAAAAAAGACTTTCATATCAGGAAACACTCAGGAGATTTGAAATTTCCTCAAGATGCCTAACTGTGTTGGCAATTGTATTATAATCTACCAGCTTATTTGCTTTTTGATTTTCAAAAGAATCTTCATGGAAATTCTTTAACTTATTAGCTACTGATTGAGCCATTTTTGCGAGTTGCTTTTTACTCTTTTTCATAATGATCGTTTTTAGTTCGGGGAATCGGCCCCGTCCGTTTGTTGTTGATGATTCAAAGTAAAGTATTTTTATTGACTTTTTAAAATATCCATAAAAATATTTTTCAACTTTTTTTCAGGAATTTGGTTTTTAGGCTGTTTTCTGTACTTTTGAAACGATTGGGGCTGTCTGTATCTGTTATGGCATTGGCTAATACAGACACCCCAAAAGCATTAAGAGCCGATTTTTTGAGGATGCCACCGAAAAAAGTCGGCTTTTTGCTGTAATAAGTGGTTCGTTTACGGGAACGCTAAGCCTCGAACAGCAATAACAGGCAAAAAGCAAACCGGTTGAGATAAACTCAGCCATGAGCCCAGAGGACTCACGGCTGGTATAGGCAGGTGGATAAAATTCCGGGCAATGTACCAAAGGCGACAACCCGGCCGTAAAAAAATGACTCACCTCATTTCACCTGACCCCGGTACGGATTCCGGATGTTTATCGTCAGCCCGAACGATTTCGGATGCTAACAGGACAAAGATAATGCTTTTTATTCTTGTCTATCCCTAATCGTTAACCGTAACCTTTGTAATGAGGTTTTACGGATAGGCCTTAGTGTATCAAGTAACTAAGATAAAGAATCAAAAAAAGAAGTTCAGATAATAAAAAAAAACCCCGGGACATCTCGTGAACCGGGGCTAAACGCATGACAAAACAAAAAAGCTATCAGTACGACAAACCTACAACATCAGAACCAATAAAACAACTATCACTGCACCCTCAATAAACACCACCCTGAAAAGCTGCTTTATTTTCGATTTAAACGCCTTGCGGTCTATATCGTGTATTTCCTTGGCTAACTCGTATTCGCGCTCCCAGCGGCTTATAACAAACAATAGCGCCTCGTTTTCGCCATCCTTTAACTGGATAGCCCGTGAATGCCCCGAAACAAGGTTATTCAGGTCGGCTATCTGTATAGCCTGCTCCCGCTGCAATGAATCACATACCCGACCTTTTCTGACCTCAAAGACCATAGCATCAAAGACTTTTTCAGGCACCGGAAAGCCCTGGCCCTCGCACGTTTGAACTCCAAAAATGGAGCAAAACAATAACAGAAAAATAATTCCGACTATTACCCGGTCGGTCTTTGTCATTTCCTTTTCGTGCCTTTCTTCATGGAAGTTCATAGAATTGTGGGTAAAGTTTCCGTAAAATTGAATCCCTTTGCGAATCGGTGTGGTATTGAACCCATACAACGTCTTTCAGGCTCTTATTCAGTTTGGATATGGTTTTATCCCGTCCTGAAATCTGACCCGCTAATGAGCGATTAACTTCGATCTGGATGTCGAAGCTATCACGAAACAATTTGGCTACCCTAAAAAGGCTATCTTTCTCAAACCGAACCTGCTTTAACTCGGTTTCCAGCTTCTCCTTTTGTTCCTCGTGGAACCGGTTTACCTGCCTGTGTACGACAAATAAGGATACCAGCAGCCCAAGCGAGACGATGGATAGAATGATTACGGCTATTTTCATGGCTATTTGACTTTAAGCGTGTGTGTTTCCCCACAAGTAAGACACTTGAATGTGTAAATGTGTTCTACCGGCTGGCCAAACTCAAACCGGTCTTTGTATATCGCCTCATAGCTTACTTGGCGGGGTTTGTGGTTAGGGCATTTGGGGGTCATAGGTTAATGACTTCTTTGAAGTAAAGAAAATGAGTTTTACCCTGTGGGTATTCATCAACATGAAACTTAAATTCAGGGTGCATTTTTTCAACAAGCTCTTTGGCTTGCTCCCGAAAATCAGCATTAACAACTATGCATATTCTCCCGCGCCTTCTTTCAAATGATGACTTAGCAAATCCTGAATCGGTATCCAATATCTTGTCATTCAAAATACCGTTCGCTTTCAAAGCCTCATTCATTTCTTTTTGTAATTGCTTGTCATGCTTTCCTAAACATGAGTTTGCGATACCTGAATAATTTGTCATGATGTTTGTCTGTTAATTGATACCCTAAAAGTAATTATGTAGATTTTAAAAACCTAATAATATTTCAAGAAAATATCCGGTACGGCTCAAAATGGGTGAAAAATCAACAGTACAACCAAATACCATGACCGAGCCGTACCGGAAATGCCTTACCAAACGCTCTTATTTCCACGTAGGCGATACAAAAAGTACAAGCCCGATTCAACCGCCAGCCCCGTAACAACTGCCGTTATAACGTGCCCTAAATCGAAATTAAAGAACCTGTAACCCAATGCCAACACGGCCAGTATTAGGATACCTAAACGAATCCAATCAGTTTTTGTAAGTTTCATATAGTTTTGGTTTATTTGTTACTTACAGTTCTCTTATTCTCACAGAAAGCCTGATTTAAGCGGTCAGGCTTTTTTAATAACATAACTCAATCGACTTGATCGTATTAAACATACACTTCGCAGCCCTGTAAGCATACTGATCCGTGTTTATAATTTTAATCTCATCCTCATTGTCAAAAAATCCCCACTCAAACAAAATAGCACCCGAATTAGTACGTCCGAACTTTTTGAAGTTATCCTCTGCATCCCTGATTATCTTCCAGTCCGCTTCTTTGTCGTACTGATCCCCACCATAGAACCCACGAAACTTCATGTCAGGGAAATCCGACTTCATGTTCTTACCAAAAATAGTAGCGTATTCGTCCGACTTGGTTACTCCTTTGGTAGTGAATATTTCCAGACCCTTACCATCATGGTTTGGGCTTGCATTGTGATGGATACTCAACAGAACAACCTCCCGGCCCTGCGCGAGTTCTGCCAGCTTCTTACCTCTTGTTGTAAGGGTTAAATCGATAACCGGGTCATGTACCTCTGTGGTTTCAATCCCGGCATCAATCAGCATAACCTTCAGAAGCATGTCAATTCTTCTGTTCAGAACACCCTCATAAACAGGGCCATCCTTGTGAACAAACATCTTGCCCTGTGCCAGGCAATCGTATTCTCCCTTGCTGTTGATTCCGCCATGTCCGGCATCTCTAACCCATAACATTGTATTATATTTTGGTTTTTAACTACTTTTGTGTATACCAATATCGGGGAAGATGGGTATCCCAAGCTAAAAGCGAACCGGAGCGGCCAACTCCGGTTTTTCTTTACCTACCAATTACATGCCTTAAAAAACTCATTGAATTGTCGTACAACTCAGGATGGAAATAACCGTAAATCATTCCTGCCGACACAACTCCGAGCGAGAATATCCTGCCCACAAAATGACCCCTGAATATCCAATCTAAAGCACGATCAAAAAAACCATCGCCAAGATGCGAGGCTTTCTTTCCGGTAACGAGATTCAAAACAGGGCTGAAGTATAGCCAGTGGTAAGACAGCGAACCAATAATGTAGAATACAAGGAGAATGCGATACATCGGCAATTCAATCAAAACCGGAACAACAAGAACGGCCACGCGCAATAGCATCAATCGAATTTTTAGCCAAGACCATTTTCGATCGGGTGTCGGATCAATTCCTTTTTTGATGTACCTCCTGTGAACCCATATCTCAATGTTCAGCAGAATGAAGTAGTTAATCCAGATCATTTTTCGTAGCGTTTAGATTCTTCTTTTTGTAGCTGCTCAATTTCAAACCTTACACGAACCTGCTCCATTTTTATAATAGTCACATCCTTTTGAATTGAGTCAAGTGATTTATCCATTTGTTCTTGTGTCTGCTTAACGTTATCCTTCAATGTCGTGTAAGCATCAACTGAAAGGAATCCTAAAACAGATAACAAAACAACAAACATTCCTTTTGCCGCGATGCCCGTAAAGGCTTTCATTAATTCAATAGTTTCTTTGCTCATGGTTTCAAAAAGTCAAGTTGTTCTATGCTCATACTTTATGGTTTAATGATTAGACCAATAACTCCCCAGGGATCACTCGCTGTCATTACATAGGTTCCGCCTGTTATACTTCCGGCTGTGGCTAACTCTGCCGTCTGTACTGAATGCGCCCCTCCCGTTCCGCCTGTGTAAACATACGTTGCATCTTCTGTATAATCACCCCCGCTTTCACCGGTAAATGATCCGGTAACGTTATCATCTGCCACAGCAACAAATTGAACCGCAAGTGAAAGATTGGTTGTGCTTGTTACTGATTGCGCTGCATAAGTTGTACTTGTTCCCTGACCGGAAGCAATAGATTCAACTGCTGCCGCTACACTTGTGGAATTGTTATTCTTGAACCGAAAACATCTTGCCATCTTGGTAACACCAAAATCATTCGGAAATGAAACCGTTACTGACCCTGTTTCTGTTCCATCTGCAATCTTACCCCAAATATAAAATTCACCATTCGATGTAGTTCCCATTCGGTGAGTAGCTATCTGCGACCAACCTGAAGCAGCTATGTTTGTGGTTCCTCCGGTTGCCCGAATAGAAACCATACAGATCAGCAAATCACCTGCTGCAAAATCTCCACCCGTTACTGCCAATGGCGGGGTAAGTGTTCCTGTGGATGCTCGTTGTGTTACGCCTACTGTTCCGCTTGTTGTACCTATTTCAGCAAGGACAACCTGCGAAGCGCTTGAAACCGTACTGACCTCCACGCTATCAACTGCGCTTTGATTTCCGCTACCATCAACAACAACTGAAAATATCTCGTATGTGGTATCGCCCGTCAATCCGCTTACGGCCTGAGTTGTTGATTTACCAACGTCATTACCGGAGTCCGTTGCCGGTGATCCGCTTGCATTGTTTCCGGCTATGATCTGCGCTGCCGATGGCTGACCTGAATTGTTTGGAACAATAACGAAATACTGAGTGCTGTTTTCGCTGGCGTAGATATTTACGTCCAACGTTGTTTCAAGAATATTTGAGGCTGTGACGCTATCAATAACCGGATTTGTAGTGTCTGGAATCCACAACGTAATACCTGAATACGCGCCTGCCGTCCAACCTAAACCTAAATCAGGGCTTGTTCCTGTCTTGAGTGCATACCCGTCAATGTCGCGTTGCTCTGACGGCATTGAATCGGAAAACCTTGTCGACCAATCAAATCCGCCACCAAACGCGGGTGACGCAACAGTGTCAGGTTTATATTCTGCATCAAGTAACAAATCAGCTTCATCGGCTGTGCGCTCCCATACGTTGCTGATAAACCAGTTTGAAGTGTTTGAAGGTGTGTTTACCCTGCGAAGTTCCGGCCATGTTGCTTGATCTGTTCCGCCAGTGCTTATGACGTTTCCGGCAAATGTGAAATTTTCTGACTCTGCAAACGAAACAACATTGTGTTGAATAGCGACCGGAGCAACCGAAACGTCAGGGCTGACTATTGTGTTGTTGACAAAATGATAATCAACAACTGCACTATCCAGCGCAAGGTAAGCGAATTGATTTCCTGTACCTGCTAAGATCGTTTCTCGCTGCCTTCCAAAGTTTGAAAAAATATAGTGATTGCCTGATCCGGTAGCACCGCTTTGAGCCGATATGAACAAGTCAGTTGAATCAACATGGTTCTGATAAACGTATCCGGTTGCGTTTCCGTCATTCAAACTGAAAGCAGATATGTGAGATGCATTTGCTTCTTCTCCGGTATTCTTTATCGTGTTTCTGAAAATCTGATACCCATCTGTGCTCGCCCATTGTGTTCCATCTCTGTGAGTTCTTTCAATTACGTTATCAAAAATTAGCAGATAACCCATTCTTGCAGGTCTTAAACCTGACTGTCTTGCATCTGAGAAATAACCTACATAAATGCCCTCTCCAAAATTGTCATGGATATAGCAGTTGTAAATTACTATGTACTCATAAGAGTAGTTTTCACCATTCTGCCCGACTGTTGGTGTTGGTGGTTGGATTTGTAAAGCAGCTCCACCACCTGTCGCTAAACTTCCAGGATCATTTTTGCGACCATCAATTTCAAGTTGTATGAATACAAGTCCTTTCGCGTCACTACCTTGAACAAAAACAATTTGTCCTGCCGTTGCTCCGGCTGTGTATCCTTCAAATTTAATCGAGTGGTGATCAGTACTGGAAGACGCACCATTAAACACAATGTGCTGTGGCCCACCTGTTAATTGAATAGCATAGGGTTGACTTCCATTCGTTGCAGTGAATACGGCTTGCCCCGTGGTTGGGCCTTGAATTGTTACAGGATGATCGTAACTCGATCCACGTAAACCGACTAAATTTATTCTGCCATTAAATGTGCCTTTGACGTAAATCTTAAAATCAGGTCTGACTACTCCGCCAAAGTCATACGCAAAGTTTGTAGTTCCATTTCCGGCAATGCTGGCATCGCCCAACGGATTTGAAAACGTTCCTGCTTCAATCGCGTCAAGGTCAAGAACCAAATCAGCATCGCCCTCCTCAAACGGTGGCGGACGTATTTTTAAACCATGTGGGAAATATCTGCTTAATAAATTGGAACGCTCCACAGATAAGTAAATGCTAAACAGTCCGACTGTATCAATATTGAACGAAGCTGTCTTTGTGAACGCTGAATCTATTGCTGTGTTGGTTGAATCTTTGAGCACCCAACGGAATGACCCTGCCGGATTTAATGACTCAAGCAGAACAACATTGCCCGAATCCCTTACAGAGAGATTTCCTGATATTCCAATCTCTGTAACGTATAAAGAATAATCAGCACCACCCGCACCATAACTCAACAACGCTGGCGATTGGCCTGAGCAGCTTACACTGAATAAAAGGCCATAGAGTAACAGCCCAACAATTCCGGCAAGTATGTATGAAATTATTCGCTTCATCTACCTACATAATAAGAATCACCACTATCTTTTTTATACAGCCACAACCAGATAAAATCAGTTGCTCCAGTTGTCGATGTTTTTCCGGACAGTACAACATTAGCGCCAGCCGAAAGTGTAACTGTTCCGGCACCCTCCTGCATTATTATAATCACTGATCCAGTTTGTAAACCAGATGGAACAGTAACCGTAACCGCAGAACCATTCGAAGTGTATGTTCCTTGCGCTATATGTGAAGCATCTATTGTGAATGACGTTCCACTTTCAACTTTAGGAGTAAGTTTGCCTGAAAGATTTATTTCAACACCTGACTCACTTAGTGAGAATAGATCACTTGAACCATCTACATCTTTTGCCCCGAAATAACTTGCGTTAGCCTGTTGAATAGTTGGGAACGTTGTGTTCGATACATACGCGGCACTATCCGGTGAAATACCTATACTTGATTCAAGTGATGTAAAGGACTGCCCGTATGATGTAATATTGACTGGACTTTCAGAACGCATCACTATTGAATTTTCTACGTTTATTTCAAGATAACCTAATCTCTGACCAGCAGTATTTTTACCTAAAATAACTTCGTTTGCGTCATCACCAATAACCAAAACAGAATCAGCAGCATCTAATTCAATATTTGTAGATGATCCTATTCTATCACCGTCAATTGTTAATCCAGAAGCCTGTAAGGTACTTCCACCCGTTCCATCAGCCACCAGGATAGCATTGTCAGTCGATCCGGTTGAGCCGCCTATGCCTCCTGATATTGTTTGCCAACTACCATCACCCCGTAAATAAGTACTTGACGATGGCGTACCTGTAATAGCTGAACTGAATAAAGGTATTCTGTTTGTTGCTATTTCCTGAACGGTTGCACCAGAACCTGTTGCATTTGCTAAGAATGAATTAGCGGCTACGTTTTGAATTTTTGCATAAGTTACAGCAGCGGTATCGATAGTCCATGTTGCGCCACTACCTGACACTGTTATATCACCCTTATCGCCATCGGAAACACCACCGCTACTTGGAGTATATACCTCCCATGCTGTTCCTCCTGCGTTAACTCTTATTGATTGTCCAGCAGCAGGTGTTATTTCAGTAAGTACGTTAGCACTATTAGCAACAAAAGTTGAAAGTGCCGATATAGTGTCAGGAATTGTGAAAGTAGAATAAGCAGGTAATGTTGATCCAGCTCTTAATAAAGTACCCTCCACTCCCTTAGAAAGTCTATTGATAGAACCTGATGATCTCATATAAAAATCTCCATCTGAAACTAATATTGATCTAAATGGGTAACGAGTATCATTATAGGAACGCGGCATAACTGACTCACCAATAGGGTTCAACGGAGTGGATGCATATATTAATCCATTATTAAAGCCTTCGCCTCTTGTGTCAAGTATTCTTAATGCATAATTGAAATCTGCTGAATCATATTGAGACCCTACTATTACTATTTTACCGTTGTCATCAGTACCCCTGACACCAAACTCAATATTACCAGTTGACCATCCAATATATGTTTTAGATTTAAGTGGGTATGGATTTACTAAATGATCTGCAATCCAGTCACCCTGAATAAACAAACTTATACTGTCTGTGTCGTCAGTAAATATCATATCAACAACAGCATTGGATATAATTTTTGTTGTATCTCTAACCTTCCAAAATAATGTCGTATCCATTCCAACAATGTCATCCAAAAACGCAACCGTTCCGCTTTTGTTTGGAAGTGTGACGTTGTAAGTTGTACCCGTTGGATGGCTTCCATGTAGAAACCATTTGATACGCTTGGTAATGTCGGCACTATCAAGAAATTCCGGTGTACGCTTGTTTACTTTGCTCAATATGCTTTGCTCAAACATATTTCCTACTCGCGTAGGTGTAAGCGTAGCGGTGAATATTGTATTGTTGTTTTGTGTGTTTAGTTCAACATCAGTCTTTTGACCAAAGGCAATAACAGAAACTAAACACAGAAGGAATATCAGATTTTTCATTCTATCTTTTTTGTTATTTTTCTAACCTTTAACACAATGAAGATCAATAATTCAAGTGCTGCACCGGAACCAAGATAATACAGATCAGTCCACCCTAACTCATGCCCTGTAAGTGGAGCAAGTGGGTCAAGATTAAGACCTTTTGAGCCTATCCACAAAAGCATAAGACACGTTCCTATTGATCCTATCCAATAGTACTTTTTCTTTTGTGCAAATTGTGAAAAGTGAAAATTTGTATTTGGATCACCATCCTCATCAAGTTCTTCCTGACGAATTATAAGCTCCACAATATTCCATACGAACCAACCTAAAATTGCTCCGTAAAAATTGAAAAAAAAGTTCATGGCGGTTTTTTTATTTTAAAGTTACAAAATTCTCCATTTAGCCGGGTCTTGTGCCGGATTGTCGTCAAGTGCTATTAGTAAGGTTCCAACGGGTACGCCCTGCGATTCATCGGAACCAGGAACATAGCCAAATACTGAAACCTCAAACGCATTACCCTTTTGGATTGCTCCCGCTGCCCCCGTCCCGCCTGTGGATGGAAACAATGGCGATCCTATCGTTCCAACACTTGCATCATACGTATCATCCATAATAGAAACCATACCCGTAATCTTTGCAGCAAGTCTTAAAAACTCCCTCGGACTGATTTTCTTATTTTTGTTTGGATCAGATGCGTTAACATCAACAATAGGAAAGAAGTCGTTATCCAAATCAACTTCGCTTCCCAGCATTGTTACAAACTCTGAAATCTTTCTATCTGCCATTATAAAATAATTTTAAACCCGTTTTCCTGCAATACATAGAAATCATCTTCCGTAAGTAGGTAATCACCTGTAACTATCGCAGAAGATGCCGCCTCCCTCAAATACTTCTCATTACTCGCAAATCCGTTCCACTCAAAAATACTCACATACCACAAACCAGCCTTTAATCCTGAAAGTGAAAAAGAATCTACATCTCCCCTTACTATTATTCGCTGGCCGTCTTTAAAAAGTTTTCCGGTTGGATAAGTAACCCTGTCCAGCGGTTTGAACGTAACCGGAAATCCATAACTCGCCACTACTATCCTACCGCGTCCGTTGCCTTTGGTAAACGTATACTCTCCATCACCTTCCGTTATATCACTTGAAGCAATGGTCGGCCTTTGGGTTTCCAAGTCAGATGTTGTGCCGTATATGTTTACTCTTCTCATACTTTAAACATTATTTAAAATATAGTTAATATCTCCTGCATGGTATCCATGTACAGCCTCATCAGAATCAGTGTTTACCCATTGAATGTACTGCCCTGGAAAGTTCTGCGCTGCAAAGTGCTGCTGCATTTCGTACTCTGGTATTTCGTTGTACCAGCCCTTCCAACAGCAACTATCTATTTCGTGTGTCATGTGGTGAAACTCTACGCCACTGGCTACTGCCATTCCGTACCAATCTAAACGAGTATGTTTTAACATACTTGCTAAAACTCTTGGCCCACTATTGCCCTCATTTGTATCATAATCTCCTTTGTCGAGCGCACCAGACCCTTGCTCAAAATCACCTCCTCCGAATGGCTGTGAACGTGGCCCTGTACCCCTAACAGCAAATACTTTACTTCCAGAAACTAAATCAGTAATAGGATCAATAGCCTGCCACAAGGCAACCATCTGAGCGCCACCACTTATTCCGGTAATTATTACTTTACTGTATGATTTATTGTTTAATAACCATCTCAAACCTTTAACCAAATGAAACAGAAATAGACTTCTTGCATCAAAATCTGCATTATCAACTCCTGCTGTGAGTAATTGGTTATGTCTATCAACAGGGAAACTTATTGTAATATTCGGATTATTTGTTATCGGATAAGTTAATTCTGCAACAGCGTAATCATAACCAGCATCCATACAGGCATCGTATAATTCTTGATGGCCCGGTTCTCCATGCCCATTACAATCAAACACCAGCACCGTAGCAGATGGATTAAAGTCCGCGCCTACCTGTGCCTCATAATAATATCCATCCGCGTCATTTTTTCTATAATACAACAGAACAGAAGATGCTCCATTTACATTATCAAATGTTACTCCGTTTGCCCCTGCTGGATTATTTGTCACTGAATATGGTGTAAAATCTGTATCAATTGTATCTTTAAACAAATCATTGATAAGATCATTTCGCTTACTTGTTAACTGGCCTAATGTAAACGTAGGGACTTCAAGTTTCCATGTACTTACACCATCCATAAGCATACGGTATACTCTGTAATTACTACCAGTTACTTGTATGTGGCTACTTGTAACCCAAACATCAAAAACAATATCAGAATATCCAGAACAAGTCAATGTAACTTGTCTTACTTTTCTTCCTGCTTGTGTGGTATTTGCTAACAGGGAGATAGATACACCATTAACTGCTTCTGTTGGAGTTATTTCTTTTGATACAGTAGTTATTAAATCACCCGTTGCTTCAATAGTAACATTTCCAACTGGTGCATCCTCAAACGAAACTCCAACAACTAATGGGTAAATATCTGTTAATATCGGTATTTTAGGAACGTTAACTCTCATTTCATAAAATATTTTGTCACATCCCAAGCATCCGAATTATTTAAAATATCGGTAACTGCACAATAAAATACATCTCTGTAGTAAGTAGCTTGCCCAACTACTGAATTACCTGAGTTATAAGAACCAATAGCAAACGGAAAACCACCTACATAGTAAGTTGGATTCCAAGAACTTATTGCCACCCCACTTACTAATTCAGTTGCAAATTCTCCACCATTAACCCACACTCTAAATGTGTCATTTTCAAAATCAACTTGAGTTCTAATATGCATTGGTGCGTAAAATCTCCTTCCTTGTGAACCAGTACCATAAACTATTCCGTTTACTGTTCTAACGATTGATTCCCCACTTGAAGAAAAGCGACATCTTAATACGAGTCTACCAGATGTATCTATGTATAATGCATATACTGTTGTACTGTTTGCAACACCAGCTAAATAAATATCATTAAACAAATATCCAGCGACTACTATATGAAATTCATGGCTTTGTCTTAATAATGTATTATGTGGTTGTGGTAAAAACAGTCCATTCAACTCAGCCCTGTAAACACCTTTTCTTGAATAATCAGCAAATCTATAATCATAGTATTCTACTCCTGAAAAATCAAAAGGACTTTGTGTTGGTGTTAAATCCCAACCATTACCAGTTAAATCAGATTGCGTTGTTATTTCACCTATTCCATTAAATTTCCAGAATACTCTCGCATTATCAATTAAGAACTGTTCAGTAGGGTCAACAGCTCGATGTTTGTTTTGCAATATTATCGCGTTAGCTATATTTAAAAGCCTTTTGTTCATAATAAAGATAACGCAGTTAAGTAGTTTTCAATTGCTGTCTCAACATCACCAAGTTCATCAATGCAATTGGCTCCATAAAAAACAAATGCTGATTTGTCATTACCAGCCCTACAATTTCTAAATGACGTTGCAGCGAGCGCTGGCGTTCCACCATGATTAGATGATGATATTTCTTCTGTGCCCTTATACAACCTAACAGGATTAGTTAATGCACTATCATATTGAGCTGACCATAAATGGTTTCCGTCATCTGATTGCGCAGGAACTTGCAATACTGAATTATTTACTTTTAAGTAAGCAAAATTTGTTGATCTTCTCGGCTGAAGCCTGCAATAATCAACAGTTTGATCGTCTGATATATGTCCTCCTGTAACACTAAGGCTTTGACCGCCTGTTTTATAATACCCGAATGAGCAATCATTTACCCCGTAATTAATAGCGTCAGCTGAAGGAGTGTAGTTATCCAATATATAACTTGTACCAGCCCCGGCAGTAAATCCTAATGTTACAGAATATGTCAGGCTTCCTACTATCTCAGCTAAAAAAGCTGATGGATCTTTCAAATTAATTAACCCAAAGTTTGTATTGCCATTTTGAGCGTATAATCTTATAATATCCATCTTATCCCAAAACGGAGTAGCTTTAAGTGCAACTATTAAATCATTAATCAGTGTTAAATTCTCTGGAGTTGGATGTGTATATCCGAGTAATGTGGCTTCTGTTAATACAGCTTCTAAAGAAGGATCGTAGGTAGGGCCGATTCCTCCTATACTATTCTGTAATAGTATTGCATTAGCTATATTTAAAAGCCTTCTTTTGTCCATTACTTCAAAATTTGAATAATAGCACTTGATGATGCCCCAAACTCAACAAAACAAACAGTTGGCCTTTTGCTTGAAGTTACAAATATCTTTGCTGAATCTTCTTCGGCAGTATGTACCGGTGAATCGTCACCGACTACACCCTCGGTATTTACCTTCAATGTTCCTGCTGTTACAAGGATATACAAATACAATTCACCGCTTTTGAACTTGCTGAACTCTCCTTTTGCATCCACAGGAAGTTTAATTGCGTGTTGTGTGTTGTTTCCCGAAATACTCATCGGGTTAGCTGTTAATATTATGTCTTCTCCCATTGTCTTTTTTATTTAAAGTTAAAATACATTCGTGTAAAAATTATCATCCATTTGTGTCAGCCATACACTACCGGAAAACAATCCGAAACTTTCGTTAATCTCATTTATCTCGTAGTTGTCCTCCTGTACCCATGATCGGTTGCCTTCGTAAACTGAATTATGTTGTAATATTAAAATTAGTTTATGATGCCAGTATGGTGGCCCCGGATCAACCACTAATTGCTTTTGCTTCTTGGATGAGCTTGAAAGCTTAATAACATTACCCTCCGCATCCGGCTCGCTCTCTGTTTCCTGTTGGTTTCTTGGAGTGTAGAATTTACTCTTTACCCGTATGTGAAACGTAGGAGGATAATCTACATCGTACTGGATGCCGGCAAAGTCGAGTTCGTTTGTGTAGGATATTAGACGGGTGTCTAAGTGGTTTTCCTGGATGTCTTGTAAATCTGAATACGCAATATCTCTAAATGATCTTACTAAAACAGATTTTATCCAATATGTTCTGGTTCCGCCTGACCTGGTGCCTACTATTTCTATTTCTTCAGCCCCATTAATTTGAACGTAGGATAATTCTAATTCAATAACAGATGTTGATGAATACTCAGCAGAGGTATACAAAACATTACCCAATGCATCTTTAAGCCTTACCTTTAAATTTCCAAACCCACCACTCTGCTCCTGATCAATTGTTATATAATGAGTTGAATTTTCAGTAACTGTTAGTGATTTAGAAAATATCTCAGGCTGATCTGTTCCGCTTGATACACATTTTGCTGAACCACTTAAATCAGATGAATGTACCCAAGGATCGCTAAATGTTGAAGTTTCACTTGTCCACCCATCTAAATCACTATCAAATTCATCATCTATTATCGTTAAGTCTTGATCAATCTTAAAATAAATTAATTTATCACAAATGTTTAATTCTGACAATGTAAACTCAACAATTCCATAATCACCAGATATTTCAAAATTTAGTGTTTCAAGTAATTGTGAATCTTCATCATAAATCTTTAATGTATAACCATTACCATCTACCGGAATTTGTATCTTTATCTCATCATCACAATTCCACGGTTGATAAAAACAAATCTTATCCACCCCCGCCTCGTCCAACTCGTTGAAAGAGGGCTCACCATTTAACCAAAACTGAACCGGTATCGCGTCACTTATTAACATAAAACAAGTTTTTACTTTGAAATCCTCTTTTCCGCACGATAAGAGAAACATTAACCCTATGAAAATTAACCTCATACATCTGTATTTTCTCCTAAAAGTACCAACATTTCGGCATATCCGCCAACGAGCTTGTAATCCAACTCCATGATAAAAGCCGCTACATGGTTCTCCGTTGTTCTGCTTATGCCTATTGCTTTTTTTCTTGTGGCTACTATCGTTTTATACTTTGCCCATGACATTGGAACCTTGCACTTGTAAAGTTTAGGGATGAATATAAAATCGGTAGTTACGTCTATGTCCTGATCTTCGGCCAAACCATAATCAACATCTTCCGGTGAAACCTCACAATCGCCCGAACTCAAAAGCGACTGCATGGAGTAGTTACCCTCACCGCTTGCAAAATATATCTTTTCTCCTGTGGTGTGTTGTAAGCACCCTTGTAAGAACGGCTGCCAACGCTTTACAATCCGTGCAACTGAATCACGAATGTTATACCGGAAATCAGGATTTAACAGGTTTGTAACTGAATCAAAGTTTTCTGAAAATTCAGGGGTGTAACCTGCTTCATATTCTGTCAGGCAAATGGATATTATCTCCTCATCATTTCGATCATCTTTGCCCAACTCTACCCGATTACGCCTTGATCTTTCAATAGCAAGCGAAGCCGCTAACCACTTACACAGTATTTTCAACTCCTGACCTATGGTCGCAAACTTTGTGCGGTAGTTTCTTTTTGTTTGTGGATCATCAATGCCTGAATCAGATTCGGAACTCCATTTCTGAAAACCGATTTCTATTGCCTTGAAAATCTTATCCTGATCGTATGTCCTGACTAAATCTGAAACATTGTCGAATGTTACTGTAAAATCAGGATCATAAAAGTCTGAAATAGGCTCTATCTCTATTTTAGGATTTCCGCCAACCTCAGTATATCCAAGCCCCAAGAATAGCAAAGGATTTGCACCCTCAAACCATTCATCGAACTTCATAAAAAATTCCTTGTTCAAATCAGGGTTTGAATTACCCGACATATTGTAGCCCCTTACATGCTTACCTCTCATAATTGCGCGTAGGCGTTTACAGGTATTGGTAAGGACATCAGACTTTACAACAGAATCACGGCCTACTATTTTTGATAGTATGGATTCGGCTGCGTCTTTGATTAGGTAGGCATCGGTTTCTGTTTCATCAAAAATAGTATTACCTGTTAAATCAATGTATGTAGGTATATTCTCACCACTTGGAATATTTGGAAATGTAAACTCATCAAAATGAATTATTGTCAATTGATTTGTTACACTCGACTCAAACCATCTTACAAATAAACTTCTGTTTCTGCCCCAAACTATTAACGTCTCAATTGTTCCTCCCACATCACCGGAAGCAGCAAATGAACTTATAATATCTCCATAAAAAGAAACTTCATCTCCTTTATTTAAATTAATACTGGAAAGTTCAATTTCAAAAGTAGAACTATTAAACTCTGTTATTGAAACTCGCCATCTTAATGGAAATCCTCCTGATTCAGGTAATGGAAGATAAGCTGAACCGTCATTATCCGTTTTAATAAAATTACCGGATAACGGAATTGGAATTTCACCATTAACACGATACCTAAATTCAATTTCACCTATACCTTCTCCGATAGAAAGTATTCTATATTCATCCAGCGGATAGTTTGCTATTGATTGAAGAATAGAAACTTCTAATGAAATTTTAATTGAGTGTTCCCCTGAATAATCAGCTTGATAAGTATAGATAGGTTGACCTGTATTTATACCTGTTCCAAGATTTGAAACTGTTTTCAATTCATCAATTTCAACCGTATCAGTACCAATCTGAACCAAATATCCAGCATTCAGTGCGGGAACCACACCAAGCCCAACCATACCTGCCTCACCAAAATCAAGAAGTCTGTAATTTCTTTGCCTTAACATCTGACTCGGCAACGGCAAAACAATCTTACTAACAGGTGTGCGCGCATTGCCGTCTAAATCTACCGTAGCCTCTAAATCAACAGGTGTACTTTTACGATTAATAAACTTAGCCCAAAAATCATCCCTGATAATCGGAGCCTGCTGTTTATAAAAGCTTCCTGCCTTCGCTATGTCCTCCTGCTGTGAAATATCTATCAGCCCATCAAAAACGGTTTCAAAGCCTGCCCCATACGTTACTTCTATCAAACACCTTAACTCCGCTTCCGGCCCCTGATCGTCCTCAACCTCGCGGATAACCTGACGGGCCAATCCATACCACAGGAACGAACCTTTAAAATATTCAACAAGCGAATGGTATTCTTTATGCCTTTCAAGGGAAATAGATGCGTTTTGCCAACCTAATGGAGCTGGAACTATTACACCAATTGGATATAGTGTATTATAAAAAGTAAATTTAAATTGAGGTGTTCCGGTCATCTAACTCTTTGTATTTTTTCATATTTGGCCTTTTTCATTAGTACCCCATTGATTTACGCCTGATTAATTTCTTAGAGCCGTCTACCCTCCTTTTAGCCTCATATACGAGACTTCCCTGACTTACCAGGTCTCCGGGGGCACTTTCAATAACTGCCTTTATAAGGGCTTTATTGCCGTCTCTGATCTCGCTCTTTAAACCGTCAATATGAGCATACAAGGCATAATCCGCCCTAACGCTATCAACCCGTCTTAGTGAACCCATAGCGAGCATTTTCAATGTCTCATCATGTGGGAATATTTCAGTGCCAACGGGCAACTTCATTACCGTAGCCGTGTCGGGTGTGATGCCAAACTTTCCGGATGGAGTTCGGTACAACTCGGAACCGGCTTCACCGGCTATAATTGTAGGTGTTTTGGTAACACCACCCTCCTCGAATTGTGGGATTGGCTTAGCCGCAATAGTGGCCACTTGAATGGCACCTAAAGCAGCCGCAAGAGCCATTAAAGCAAAATTAGGGAATGCCTCTACAACGTTAATAGCTGTCTGAATCCCTACAGATACAATCCCCTGAGCCTTCTCCAATCTGGCCTGCTTCTGCTGCTCTGCTCTCCTTTTGCGCTCAAGATTAGCTTTTCTTGCCTCTGCGTTCCTCTCAATCTGTTCCTTTGCCCTGTCGTTATCTCCGGCTAATTCAATTTCCCTCCTTGTTTGTTCTTCAAGTGCTTTAATTTCCAAGTCAATGTTTTGAAGCCTTCTGGCAGAAATAGCACCAAATAAGTTTACGATTGTAACTGAATACTCCTCAAATGCAGCCTGTAATTTTTGTAAAAACTCATGAGTTTGCTCGAGTTGCGTCTTTTCTCTATCCTGCTGCTGATTAAATACAGCATCGTTCAAGTCCATCTTTAACTTTGCCAAAGCCCTTTCAAGCGCTGCCCTTTCATCTGTTCCTTCTTCTGTCAAGGCTATTATTGCCTCCATCGTCTGTATTTCGATGGCAATGAAATTATCAGCAAAAGACCTTCTGATTTTCGCTATCTCATCCTCGCCCTGCTGAATGGTTAATTTCCGATTCTTAACATCGTTTTGAACCTGAACGATTTGAGCGTTCATGTTATCGACTTCTTCCTGAATTAACTTCTCGCCCCTTTCCTTCGCTTTGTCAATTTCAGTTTTTGTACGATCGTCATTTCCTTTTGAAATAATCTCGTTGATTCTGGCCTGTGTCTGCTCAATTATAGCCAATTCCTGATCAGAACCGGATTTGATGCCTCTTAATTTTTCAGATAGCAGCAACATTTCAAGTTCTATTTCCTTGTCTACACGCTGCTCTACATCGGTTGTTCTTTTTATGTCCTGCTCTATGTTGAATTTTGCTAACTCAAATCTTGCCTTTCTCTCTGCTTCGAGAAACTTCTTTTGTTCTTCCGTGATTCTTTGAGCAGCTTTAAATCTACTTTCTTCCTCACTTTTTATTTTAGTTAAATCATTGAAATAGTCATTATTTGTTGAATTGAAAAGCCCAAGACTTTTTGTTAAATCTTCAGACAATGAAATTAACTCCTCTTGAAGATTTACTCTTTTTTGTTCTTCTGATCTTATACCGACATTCAAATCAAAAATTCTTGATTGCATCGCTTCAAATTGACGACCATCTTCACGTCCACCAAGCTGCGGGCCTTGATCAACTTTTTCTTGGAGTTCTGCGATTTCTTTTCGCATATCCCTTTCATTGATTAATGATTCTGTTATTTGTTTTTGAACTTTAGCAAGTTCTTCTTCAGCAGAAGTTAGCGCAATCTTTCTTAGAAACTGATCGTTTACCTCCTTCATTCTTGCTGAAATTTCTTCATTTGAAACTTTCTCATCATCCAAGTTTTTAAGAAAGCTTGGATATTTAGACTGAAGTTCATCAATTAATGTCTTTCTCGCTTCTTGCGTTATGTTAACATCTGTTATCGCTCTTGTTAAAACATTCAATTCAGCCTGCTCTCTTATCAAACCATCCGATAATCTATTTATCGGTGTTATAAGACTTAAAAATCCAGTAGCTAATTGTGTTACAGACCTAAGTAACTTTGAAAACTGACTATCGCCAGCTGTAAGAGCCAAAACCAATCCCTCCCAAGCTGACTTTAATAAAAGAACATCGCCCCTCAAATTATCACCCATCGTTCTGGCCATATCCTCGGCTGCCCCTTCCGCGTTGTTCAAAGTCTTTTCCAACTTAGTAACGCTGTCAACTCCATCAACCAATGAAAGAAAAGCACTAACAGACCTTTGGTCGGTTAAATCAAATGCCTCTGATAAATCAATGTTTTCATCTTTCAACTGACGCAACCCGCGTAACAATGAAGGAATGTCTTTTACAGGTTCCTTTAAACTTTGTGAAAGAGCACCGCCTGAATCAGCCAATTTTAAAAATATGTTTCTTAAAGTCGTTCCGATTGTGGAAGCCTGGAATCCCCTATTCGCAAGCTCGCCCATCAATGCAGCCGTGCCCTCTAATGATATTCCAAGTGTCTTTGCGTTGGCAGCAACGTAAGGCATAGCGGTTGCAAGCTTCTGAAAATCTAAACCGGATGATGCAGTTGCCTTAGACAACACATCATTAACACGGGTTATTTCCTTTGCTTCTAATCCAAATGCCCTTAACGTGGCACCGGACAAAGCCGCCTGTTCACCAAGATCACTACCCAAAGCAAGTGCAGCATCTGCCGTTGATTTGGTCATTTCCTTTACATCTGAAATAGGAAAACCAAGTTTTGCAAGCTCTACCTGTAATTGTGCGTACTGGCTGGCCGTGAATTGTGTTGTACGGCCTAACTCTTGTTGTTGTTGGGCAAGTTCTGCTGCTTCTAATTTTGTTGCGCCTAATACCGCTTTTAATCTTGAATTTTGATATTCATAATCAATGGTAAGCTGGACGGCTCCCTTCAATACGCGGGCGAAAATAGCAACTCCACCAATTAAACCAAATGCACCTAAAAAGCCACGCAATGATGACGCTGCGGCTCCAAAGGTTCCGGCATAATTACCAACGTTCCTCTGGAATTGGCCTACCGCATTATCAATAGCTTGAACCCTCGCATTCAGTTGTGTTACTACGGCCTGTTGCGCCTTCAATTGCTGCGTACTTGCCGTACCGGATGCCGCAAGGTTTTTATAGGATGTACGGGCCTTTTCAAGGGCTACGGTTAATTTTTGATATTCTCCTCCTACTGTTTTTGTAAGTAATATTTCTTGCTTTGTTTCTCTATTCAGTTGCTGAATCCTTTGACGGTATTCTGCTATCCTTACATTAGCATCATTAATACGCTTGGTATATTCCTGACGGGTTAAAGTTCCCTGTTTAAGAAGTTGTAAATCCTCCTTTTGGTCTTTTAACTGTTCCCGGATTCTCTGCTTCAATGATTCACGCTTCTGTATCAACTGATCGAGTGAAGCTGATTCCTGTGAGTACCTCTGCTTTGCGCTGGCAGCTATGTTTTTTTGAAGGCTCTCCAATTCCTTCTGAGAATCGGTCAGCTTCTTGGTTTCATTCGATACCTGATTGATTGACTTCGCTACAAGAATATTCGCCTCTGACTGCTTGCCTAACTTCAATAACTTCTCCAATGAAGCAATAGCCTCATCAATGTTCTGCTTAAGACGCCTCGGTGAATCTGCCGCGCCTTGCGAAATTATATCGTTATCAGTTATTTCAGCCATTTCTTATAACCTCTACTTTCAAATTCTTTATTATCTGCTTACCAAAACAAACCCAGTAATGCGGGTCAAATACTTTCTTCTCCCCATTAGAATACTCTACCGTTGTCGGGCCAAACTTGTCGTAGATCATATTCAACTCAGTATCACTACTGCATTTCTCAATAGAATCCTGTAAACCGTCAATCTCTTTTATCAAATCCTCGTTTGTCATTTCTTGCGCTTAACTTTCTCATTCAAAGCATCGGCTTTTTGCTTTGCCCGCTTCTTTAATCGGTTGTACTTGGCAAGGGTAATGTTATCACCCACAGTCCAACCTAATGAAAATTCAAGGTCGGCTATCAAATCCTCATACCCATCTCTCTTAGCCCCATGATGAACAGCGGAAAACTTCTCCAATTCATTTTTTTTGCTCTTGATTTTTGTAACTAATGCCCCGGACTTACTAACTGCTTTGGCAAGTGAATCAGAATAACTATCATCATCGGTATCGTCAATCTTGTATCCTTTCTTTCTCAACTCCTCAATGATTGCAGGGTCTTTCTTTAACGACAAAATCATAAACATGACTTTGCAATTAAACTCTTGCGCAACCAACAAACTGTAACCCTGATAAAGCGAAAAATAGGACTGATATTGAAAAGATGAATTCTCCTCGGAGTTCCTTTGAATGATTGCCTCCCAACACTCAATAAGATACTCAAGCGTTGCCTCTCCCTCAATTACCAACTTCTCAAACTCATTTGTTTCGGCTATATCCAAAAACAACCGGAAAGGAATATCATCATAACGATATACCCTAACGGCCCCGGATGGTTTGCCTGACAAAGGCTTGGAGGTCTGGAAGGATGTAGTTCCTTGCAAGGTCTCTGAGGTTTGCTTTGTTGAGTCCGAATATTTCTGTTGGTTCTGCATTTCTTCTTTCATCCAATCTTTGAAGTATCACGGTCGTTTTACTGTCTCGTGAATCGAATATCGCCCTACCTCCTTCTATCCTTACAAAAAAGCCTCTGTAAAACTCCCCGGTGTCAAACAACCTCCACGGCCCCGCTGGCTTACCGAAAATATTTACAGAGGCATCACTATACTCAGGCAATAATAGCCCTTGTGAATCTCTACCGCTAAAAAGCTGGTCAGTATTCAGGTTAGTCGCTGTCTGCTCGTGAACCTTCACCAAAGAGACCGCTTTCGCCTTCATTACCTCCGGTGTGAGCCTTCCGAGCCTTTGGCTTAGTTCCTTTAACTTTCCCATCTTCTGCTTTCTTTCCTGTGAGCCTGAAATACTCCGATCTCAGTTTCTCCATCCGCTTGGGTTCATAAGAAATAGGAAAGAAGTTCCCGTACTCTGACAGGAACTCCTCCCATGTTATACCCTTGCGGACTTTAAGTATCCGCTTTGCCATTAGGTAGTAATTACAACAGGTGTTGCGTATGCCTGAAGGGCCAAAGTATCAACGATACTCAAATCGGCTGGATCATCAAGATTGATTGTTCCGTTAACCCATCCTGAACCGGTAAGCGTGTAAATACCCTCATCAGTTTCGGTTGCTCCTCCAATTGATTGTGCTGCACCATCACCATCCAACAGAACGAAGTCAGCGGCTTCAAGGCCCTCGACAGGGGTTCCATCGCACTCGATAGTAACCGAAACAACAATCTCATCATCTGCCGCGCTAATCACCGTCAACTTAACATCGGTCAACTTGTTAACCGTGTTAAAGAATGGCGCTGAAATGATACTTCCCGCTGCATCCAACTCCTTGTTATCACGCAAGGCCAGGTAAATAGGCGATTTGGTTGCAACTGTTCCGTCTGAAAGCATCAGCTTCTCAGTATGAAGCAATTGAACGCTAAAGCCCAACAAGTTACCATCTGAATCGGAGGTACCGATTAACTGATTTTCACTATCAATCAGAAACACCCGACCACTCTTTGAGCGGTGTGTGAACATCTTGGTGTGAAGGCACATGCTCTGCGCAATACCGAAACGGAAACGATAGTTACCGTCACGAACCGGAAGGATACCCAAAGGCAGTTCCTCATAAACCGGATCTTCTGAAACGTTCTCAAACGTATCAAAGAACGGCCACGCATGAATACGGTTCAATCCTGTTGCCAGAATAGCCGCCTGCATCGCTGCCTCAACCGTTCCGTTCTCTACCTGCTCTGCTGTGAATTTAAAGCTCGGACTCGTAGTAATCATACTACGAATGAGCTGCGGCAATTGGGTACATTCACCAACCCCCAACGCACGTTTTACTACTGAACAAACACTCGACATTTTCTTAATATTTTTTCGTTAACAAATTTTTACTCTCTGAGATAATTCAAGATTCTCAATCTCAATGCAATCCAACGGATCAGCAAACACGTTCCTTTGTGTGCCTTCTCCTGATTCGGTTACTCCCCAAAATGGTTTTATTGTGGCCTCATGGTCAGGAACTTCATTGCTGTCCCTGTTGGTAAACAGAAATAACCCTGAATCCTTTATCTCCTTTAAAAACCTGTAATAAAGTGGGAACAAAACAGGATAAAATACCTGCTCCATTCTTTGCTCTGCATTCAGGTTCTTTTTAGTAGATGCTATGATTGCCACATTCAGGCGATACGTCCAAAGGTTTCCCACCCGCGTTGCCGGAATGTTCATCCGCAAGGCTATCAATGGGTACTTCTTGAACTTGTAGGTTGAATCTTTCCCCTTCTGCAATAACCGATTAGATATTTCAAGCCTGTGACCATACATGTAAAATGGCTTTTCAGACAAATTACTGTTTTCCTTTATGCCATTCAGATAATCAACCATAGGCTGACCGTAACTGACATCTAAAGGACGCATAGCTTCAACGACTTTTCTAATCTCCTCGGTTACGTATTTGGTGCTCATAGATTAAACCTGTTCATTGAACCTATGTCTGTAAAATCCCAATCAGGATAATCAGCTTCATTTGCTATCATAAAACCGTATAGGCTATTCTCCTGATTATTGCAGTTACCCTGCCTTTTCCAAAAGTCATTATGCGCCTGCACGATTCTTAAAGCCGGTGAGATCATTTCCGCGTTCTCTACCTTTGAAACTGATATTCCGGTGCTCGCATGGTTATCGTATGTATCTCTTAGCCAATGGGCATAAATGAAAGGGATTAGAAGTTTTTCCAACCCCTCCCATTCATAAGTAACCCCATGACATTCGTACTCCGATCCATCACGTAACAAAACCCATTTTTCAGCCGGATAATCGTCCTCCAATGCTGTCATAAACTGACTGTATAACTTTACACCGAGTATCTTTTTCAAGATCATTTCAACCTTCATATCCATGTAGTTCTGAAACGAATCAGAATTAACCTGATCGGCAGGAACATTGTATGGTGTATTGTTGAAATTACTGGGTGTAATGAAGTCGTTCATCTATTCAGCTTTCTTTGGACGGCCCTTCGGCTTATTGGATTTGAGTTTGGCAATCTCGGCTTTCAGGTCTGCGTTTTCCTCGACCAAATCAACTATAGTACCGGATAAAACTTCACCGGCATTTAATAGGCCTGATTCATAGGCGTGAAACTTCACACCCAACGAACGGAAACGCGCCTGAATAATACCTAACTGCTTTTGAGAACCTTCTACTACTATCTTCATAAGTCGCTATGTTTAAGTTTCGATAGTTTCTGCAATGGCTGCTTTTGCTGTTACAAAATCACCAACAATAAACATGTACTTATTGTAGATAGGGAACAGGATTTCCTCCTGTACGATTGCCATTACCGTATTGGTAAGCTTTTCGTTTGTGCTCTCAGAGAATTCCAGCATAAGGCCAGTAAATTCAAACAGCGCACAAGCCATTCTCCAATCACCGACAGCAAATTTACCGGAAGGCATAGCAGTTGTTTCAACAACAGGAACCCCGGCAATGGTAAGGATGCCGCTTTCCAGACGCTGAACGTCCAGATAGTGCTCATCATTACCTTTCAGCAATTCGATCTTAGTTGCATCGTCAGGGTGCAATACGATACCGGTACAAGAATATTCCTGACGGGTAACAAGTGTTTTTGCAACCTTCAAAACATCAATTTCCTGTGCTGCAAATACCGCATTTTTGAACTTGCTGTTTACAACAAACGTCCAATCAGAAACATCACCATCAGCTACATAAGCCTCCTCAATCACAATCTGACGAGGGCCAACAACAATAGCGGTATGTGAATCATTGTAACCGGATGGAGTAGCATTGGCAAACGTAATTGTATCACCGTTGTTTATGTTCTGGTTGGCTGTAAAGTTTACAATAGTTTTTGCTCCACCGTCATAAGTGGCGATAGAAGAAACGCTGCCGGCTAAACCTGTAATGGTAGTATTGATAACAGTCGCAAAATCATCTGCCACTTCAAAAATACCGGTCGGGTTGTTTCCAAGACCATCACCAAACAACAGGTAAAAATCCTCATTGTATCGAACCTGTGCAGGCAATCTGCTTGCCAAGTGTGATTCGATGAATGAAGAAGATTTCAGCATACGCTTTGAAATAGGCAAAGAAGTACCGATACGCTTCACCTGTGCTGTGGCTTCTCTTACTTTGAAAGAAGATTGTGCCAGTGATTCATTTTCAGAGTGAGGGCGAACAGCGCGAACCCAGTCATACACTTCAAGAAATGCCAGATAAGGCAGGTCTGTAGGTGCAACGGTAAGCAAATCACGGATGTTCAACCGTACTACCTGCGGGTGATCTACAACCCTACCGTCACGGGTGGTAATGTGAACAAGGCTGGTTCCTGTGTAATCAGATGTTACCGAAACAGTCTTTAGTTCTTCAAGGTTGTCTTTGCTGAACGATGCCTTACGCTTTCCGTTTGAATCGACAAACTCTTTCCACTGGTCGGTCTTAAGTGCCTTTGAAACAGCCTCCATAAGAGTATGTTTCTTTTCGCCCTGACCGATGCCGGATTCTTTCAGCTTCTTCAATTCCAAATCCTGTTTTTCGGCTGCTGCTGTCAAATCAGCAAGCTTTGTTTCGTAAGCCTTGAACTTTTCAGGGTCGATCTTTGCAAGGTTTTCGGTGATCTCTTTCAGCTTTGCGTTGAAAACTTCATCGCTGATCATTCCCGTTTTCGCTTGGGCTGCAAGGTTTTTGAATTCTTCTTTGAACTCGTCAATCTTTTTCTTAGCAGCCTCCGCAGACTCACTCTTTACTTTTTCGAGTAAAGCCGTCTGCTCTTTCAATTTTTCATTTTCTTCCATTGTTGTTAAAGTTTTAATTTAAAATTGTCAGCTAAATAACCGTAGTCAATCGCCTTTACAGTGTCATTTGACGGCTGTTCGGAGGAAGTGTCAAGGACGGCTCCCTTTAAATCGTACATGGTAGGGGTTACGTTGTTTGATCCCTCAATTACAGCAGAACCCTCTTTATATATTTCTGCTTCAATCACGGCAAAAAAGTAACCCTGTTTATCAGCTTTTTCCTTGTTTACTATTTGTGGGTAAAATTTATCCCAATTCGCTTTTTCCTCCTTGAATGATTCGTCTTTGCTGTTTACTGCAAATGCTACTTTATGATAACGCATCCGGATAGAATGCTGAATCGGGTCGTTTTCTTTGTAGGCTAAAAAAGCATCTCGGTTTGATCTCTCAGTTAACTTTGACTTGAATATCAACGCCTCAGTTTCTCCACTGTAACTCGCTCCAAGTTCATCCCAAGTGATTGACTTTATCATGGGAGTAACATCTTTAGGCCAACTGATAATGTATCCTATTTCAAGCTTGTGGCTGGCAACATGGTAAACCTTTCCAGTTTGTTCTTTTACCGACTTACCCCAAAGGCCAGGAATATGAACGTCATCGTGCGAATCCAAATAATTCGTTGTATTGATAACCGGAAAAACATAATCACCATATCCGATTGTTTTTGATGGATTAAGTGACTTAACTGTTTCACCGTTTTGAGTAACTGAAAAGTTGTAAGGAATACAATCACTTTCCTTAATGATTGCCTTTTTTATGGATATAATTTCCTCCTTGTTGTGCTTTAAAGCATGAAATAGTTCATCCTGCTCCTTATACCACTTATTCAAAATCTTACAATAAATCATTTCTCGATTATTTTATTGTTCTTCAAAGCATCAATTTTCTTATCAATAGCAGTTTTCATACTTTCTTCAGTTGTCTTTTTCTTTGCCTCCTCAAGGCTTTTTATCTGTTCCTGCTTCGACATATCAATTAAGAATAGTATCCTTCAAATGACCGTTTAAACTCTTTGCACCGGAACCGGAATTAGTTTCTGCCCCAGCGTTTGCCTCTCCCGTATTCAATGAACCACCTTTCAATGATTCTAAAATCAGAGTCCTTGTCGCTTCGTCCATTTCAACTATGGTCTGATCTGCATACGGCTGCTTTATTGGCTTCATGCCGATAGAATCTAACCATGTGTTAAGTGTAATGGCACCGGCTTTAAATAGCGATAGTGAATAAATAGAAATTCGCTGATTGCTCTCCGCCTTATCTTTTTCGGACTTCTGTAATGCAGGTATGTGATCCCAATACCCCTTAATCCTCCAATCAGTTTGATTCAAACCCAAGAAATCATTCAGGCCGGCCAAGTCATTTTCCGCCTCTGGAATCAATGTTCCCTGATATAATCGCCTTAAACTTGCCTCCTGATTCTCAAAGGTTGCACCTTCCAAATAAAGCTTCAAAAGTATTTCAGGAACCCCGAACACATTGGCAATTATCATCCCATCAGTGGCGATTTCTTCAAATAGACCAAGTTTGCGAACGTCTTGGTCAATTGCCTGATATTTCAAAGGAACGGATGAAAAAAGAAATTGTATTTGTTCTTCAAGTGTTCCGTATTTCTCCATCGCCTTTTCAACGAGTTCCTTTTCATCTTCAAGCAATGGGATGGTTCCATCCATGTCACCCTTTCCGGATGAAATTATGCCCCTCATGCCCCGGCCCTTTATAATCACATTACGCGACTCGTAGGCCATGTCAATATTTGTGAGTGGTTTGATGAGGGATAGGGCTTTTGCGTGTCCTATAATCAATTTATCGAACGTAGGACTCGTACTTGGTTCGGATTGATGTAATACCTGATCGGGTGTCCATGTTTTTTTATAGTCACCCATTTTAAACACCCACTCTTTAACGATCTCGTCTATTTCGGTAGCCTCAAAGAACTTTCCTGCCAGCTTAAACTCCATGAACTGAGGCCAAGCGTTGAAAAGTGTCTTTATGTTTGTGGGGCTCTTTCCAAATGAGGTAGGGAAATTTGCATAAGTGAAACTATTTCCGGTGGCCTCTCTCAATACTTTTCTTTCAAACCAAAAATCCCAGGTTGTCTTTATTGGATTCGGTTTCTGAAATAATCGGTAAATAGCTGCCGGAATATCCTTTCTTGTGTCAATAGGCTCAATCTCTCCGTTTTTGATGTTTTCTACAACTACCTTCATGTTCGCGGATTCCCTCGCCTTAATGTCAATAACTGCCTTTAAGACCGGATTTGACTGATAAACATCTATCAGGGTTTGAAGGCCAGACAACCGATGCCAGTTAGCCCGATCTGTAAATGCTGAATAGTTTGAGTAATAGTAGGTGGAAAGAAGCCCTCGAAGTAATTGAGCGCGCTCGTAAAGGGGTAAGCTGCCCTGACCGGTGTTCGTCATTGAACCCTTAGATGCAGTCTTTTTTAATTCGTATCCGAATAACTTCAAAGCTGTTTTTTACACAATAACAGCCTTTTGGTGTGAAAAATAAAAATTTAGAATTTTTTACACCTTTTAAGCCTGTAAAAAGTTCACGGCCTACGGAATACTTTTACTTTTTTTGGTGGTGGTTTTGGTTTGCCCTTTGGCTGCTTAAGCTTGTTGGTCTTAAAAAAAAGATGGAATGAGTTATAAATCTCCTCGTTCCTGTCCTTGCTCCATCGCTTGATAGTTGATTCAGATACACCGACTATTTTTGCAGCAGCTACCTTTGAAACGTTTTCAAATACCTGGCGGGTTTGTGTGTTAAGAACTACCATGAAGTATATTTATTGCTTTAAATATCTGCAAAGCTACTTGCGGCACTATGGCGTTACCGTAGGCTTTGATTGATTCTGATCTCCATTTAGGAAAGGTAATTCCGTCCAGTCGGGAGGAAATCCCATCATCTCCCCTACAAATCGGGGATTGAGTTGGGAACCGCTCCCAACCGGTGCGAGCATGTTTAGATTTTCCTGATGGCTGTTGCTCGTTGTCTTGAACCCGTCCGCTGCGGATGGTGTTGGTAGTAGCCCCTCCGCCATGAAGTGTGTCAGGCTCATTGAATGAAATCCTACCTCGCTTACGGTTGCATCCTTCCTTAGATTCTTTATTCCAGTTCCGTCCTGTGCCGCTGGCGTTGGATATAAGCCTCGATACAAACCAGATTCTATCCCTTCTGTGCGGAGCATTGACGGCACAAGCTGGAAGTAAAAACGGTGTGACTTCGTAGCCTTCAGCTTCCAAATCAGCCTGCACTTCATCGAATACCATCCCTCCATTCCAATTAGTAAGGCCGCGAACGTTCTCGCCCACAACCCAGGTCGGTTGAATTTCTCGAATTGCTCTAAGCATTTCCGGCCAGAGGTGGCGGTCATCTTCCTTTCCAAGTCGCTTCCCTGCTGCGCTGTATGGCTGGCAAGGGAATCCGCCTGTGAAGATGTCAATTGTTCCTCTGTGAATAGTGAAGTCTGTTTTGGTAATGTCATGGTAACTAATTGCGTTAGGCCAATAATATTTTAACACTCTTTGCCCGAAAGAATTCCACTCGCAATGAAATACGTTTTCCCATCCCATCCATTCGGCAGCAAGATCAAAGCCTCCGATTCCTGAAAATAGAGAACCGTGCCTCATTTCAAGTGGGATTTATCCTTAATGTTCGATTTATTCAGCCTGTACGAATGAAACACATACGCCCCCCTGATAATCTTTACCCCGCCCTTTACGTTTCCTGCCGGTCGGGTGAAGTTGTAATCAAAGAACGCCCCGCGCTTGTCGATTATCCTTTCCTGAAACTTGTGTTTCTCCCAATACGACTTCCTGAATAAAAGAAAGAACCCCGCACAAAATTTAACGTTCTGCTTACAATCCCCGTCTTTGTACTTCTCAGCCTGCTGCTCCGCTATCTTTATGTGATGCCGGATAGAATCGTTCTCGTCAATTACAGCCCCGGTAAGCCTTTGGTAAGATACCCCTACCCTGTTTGTCATGGCACCAAATACCAACGTTTCAGGATAGCGCCTTATTGCGGTTTCAATTACTTCATAAGTTTTTGGAGTAAGTATCATGCAGTCGTAATCGAGTAACAATATCCAATCATCCGAATTTGGTACAAGGCTGATATGTGAATTGTATTCTATACCAAACTTTGATTTATCTGTGGTGAATGGCTGAAACTTCCAAATCATACCTTATCCCAATTCTTTAACCATCCGCGAGGCCCGTTGCCCCTGTTTAAGCCCCTCGTTCCCTTCCAGTCGTGGTGAATGTAGTCCTTTACCGGAAACTCATGCAAAAGAATATCGCTCATTTCAGCCTCATGGATTTCTTTCATTGCTTTAATCATAGGGCTGCCGTGATTGATTGCTTTATGCCAACTGAAATACATGGTTCTGTCAATCAAACAAAAGTATGGGTGAAGATACTTTATATGTTGCTCTCCGTTGGTGATGGTAAACCCGTTGTCGTTGGTGTTAACCATTTCACCGATTCCGTAAAACATACCCGCGCCTACCTGCTTTAGCATTTCCTCAATAACCCCTCCACACATTACCTCAATGTCTGAGTCCATGAAGATTGCATATTTAGTATCTATCCTTTTCATCGCGAAATGTAAGGCCGGCCCGTGCCCGATGTTTTGCCTTAAATCGTATAGGGTTGTATTTGGGTATAATCCCTCATACTTACTTCCATCTGTGGAACCATTATTAACAATACAAATATGAATTTCTGGATAGTACTTATGGAAAGATGTAACCGTCCGATGAAGCAACTGCGGGGTGTTGTGTACTACGGTGATGGCTGTTATTGATTTCAAAGTTGGCCTCTTAAAACCTTCAATTCGTTTATCTTAATCCTCAATACCCGCTTCTTGTCCTTGTCTGCCTCTGCCTTCAATTTATTCCTCAGGATGGGTAAGTATTCAGTTATCTTTTGCTTTAGATCGCTCATGGCTGATTGTCTTGGCTAAATTAATCATTTTCCTGATCGCAAAAAGTGTTTCGTTGTCCATCTTGGATAAATCCCCGTTGATGTGAACCTTTACACCGTCTATTACTCCGTAGGTACATTTGGATTTACACATAAGCGTTAGTTTAAATTTTCACCAAACGGAATTAAACAATGAATACACGAATCATTATATCTACAATTTTCTGAATGACATTTGATACAGTAAATAGATGTGTGCTCAATACGTTTAAAAATTGAATCACAAAATTCATCAGCTTCCTTTCTTATTTCTTCCTCACTCATACGGAATAAATTTGGCCCTGTCTGGTAAAAGGAACTTCATAAAATCAACTTCATCCGGGGAGCCTGTTTTCTTGTACTTCCGGTCATTGATGCAAAAGTAGGAAATATCGTTCTCAAAGTTGATCTCGGACTTATCCATTACAACCAATACGTTTTTGGCGTTTGATTCCGAAAGGTATCCGATCATCTTCTCAAATTTCTGTTCCTGTGTAGGGTTCCCGAATTGCTTCCATTCTGTGGCCTCTGCGGGGCATCCCTTGTAGACTGTGTTTTCCTCCATGTCACGGGTGATAACGCTTCCAAGTAATGCCATTGACCTCCTATGGGCTGTTATTGGCGATACGCACACATGGCCGACAAACCAGCAATCGTCCTCAATTATTAGTGGCTTTTCACTTTTGTAGATACACCCCTCCAATGTATCACCGTACTTGATATGGCTCCATAGCTGCGAGTGTGCCCCCACCCCTACGTTATCACCAATCGTAAGCCCTCCAATGCTGTCGAGTATAGAATACTGACCGCACCAAAAGTTATACCCTATCTTGCATGGATTGTACCCATGTACGGTAGTGCCGTTCATTATCTTACCGTAATCCATCATTCGGAAGTCATCACAAATAATTTGAACGTCTTTCCCGATCAGGCAATTATCACCTATTACAATGGATTTGGCGTTACCGTTTATTCCCCTGATCTCTGCCGATGGGTGAATGTATGTGCCCTTGCCTATATGAATGAAATCTGCTTTTATGTTTTGCATAGGATTTTATTTGGTCGCAATCAAAAAACCGGCCTTGTACGCTGGCTCCTTAAACATTACCACTTTCTTAAATACCCCCGACCGCTTGTAAATATCCTGAATGTATGGATACAAAAAACAATCGTGGGCAAAAACCATCTTCAATGAATCCATCTTCCCGAATAGCTTAACCTCTGCCTCTACCGCGTTGCGTGAGTGGTTGCCGTCCTGAAATATGAAATCGTAGTTGCCCTTCTTTAACAAAGCAAATGAACCCTTTAACGAAACCTTAAACTTTGGAAACTGCTCAAAGTGAGATACGGTAAATCCAGGTTCGTGATCCTCTACGTCAACGGTGGTAAATTCAGGCTCATGGCCTTTTTGTTTGAGTACTTTTGAGGCCAGTAAAATATGCCTTGTACTGTTTCCTCGGTAGGTTCCTATTTCAAGTATGTTCTTTGGCTGCTGTAACACAATAGCAGCGTAAAGCATCTTCAACTCCCTGCGACCTCCTGCATGGTTGTGTCCGGCTTCTTCCCATCCTCCTATATAATCCTGATTTACTATTTCAGCTAAATCTAATGCGGTTACGTGAGGGAATATCTCGTTGAATGGCTTTGCGTAGTGTTGGATTATTAACTGATTGTCGCTCATGGTATCAAAACAGTATCCACAGGGTAACGCTTAACCATAAAACTCCCATCCGTGTTGATCGTATGAAATTTTCCGGTGTCCATGTTCTCCGCTATCCAGTAGTTATCATGGGTCTTGGATTTGGATATTACCATGTTCCCGCTGATGTACTTTGTTGGGTAGTTTGATCTGCTTGCTATCATATTCGTTTTGATTAGTTGATAAGATTGTTTCCGAAATATATTAAAGAAATGCCAATTAGAATACCTGCCGCCAGACAAAATGCAAACCGCAGAATGTGAATGTCGATAGTGTTTTCGTCATTCTCCATTTGTTTTTTTATGTCCGATAGTTTAATGCTTTGCTTTTTCATTACCCAATGGTTTTATAGTCCTTAAAAACTGTGTACTCTGTCAGGTCTTTGTAATCGCCAGGCTCTCCAATGTCGGGTAAATTTTTTGGTAATTGTTGGAGGAGTACTAAACCCCTTGCGGCCTGTTCGGGAGTCATGTAATGATTGAAACCGATCATGGTAATATCATCTTCCTTGTAAAACACTTCCCCGCGCCCCTCATACCTCATGCGCTTGAACCATTCGACTGCATCCTTGTTGTCGGTTAGAATCATTCCACCCTTCCCAATGTTCAATCTTTTCTTTACGTGGAATGAAAGGCATTGATATTGTTTAGGACGATACATCCCGGATGTTAAACGCTTGGCACTATCCCAAACCCATAAAGGCCAAAGCTGATATTCGCCTTTCCAATTGTTCGTTTTTTTTGTCTTATCGAATACAGGTGTAAATCCAGCCTGAATAATCGACATAGGAACGGATAGGTACGTTTTGGATGGAATAACTATTTCAGGTTCTTCATCTTCATCAATGTTATTTTCTGTGCGTTTCCAAAGAAGGCATAGTTTTATGGCATTAGTACACGAATCCACAGCTACCGCATACGGTGCCCCCGTGTAATCGGCCATCGCCTGCTCAAAGTCGCTGATTATGGTGTATGGGTTTTTCATTTCCAGTAATCAATTTTTAACCATTCATTAGTGCTTACTACAAAATCCTTCGCTTGTTGGTGAACCTCTTTCGGGTCGGGTGGCTGATTTTTTACCTTACGAATATAGGCAATAGCGTCAACAATGCTACTAAATCCCCTGCAAAATGGAGCCTGATAGTTTGATATGCTAACCCTGCCCATGTGAGCCATTTCGAGTGATGTAGTAAACCCTGCCATAGGATTCAACTGAACATTTACAAAGGCATTGGAATAGTACTGTTCCTTCACGTATTCCATAGGTTTACCGTGATAGCCGATTATTACCATGCTCGGCCCGAAGTACTCTGTAATGCGCTGTAATTCCTTGTAGAAGTACTTAGCCTTGTTTCCCTCTGTCATTTGGTTTTGATAGCAGTATATTTTATCCCCAAGCGGAGCAGGATCAAATCCAGAATAGTCCTTCCATGCCACCCTTATAAATTTGTCGATCTTACCGGAATAGTATTTCTTTAGCCTGTGGGTGTAGCTGAATTGATCGACTACTATCTTAAAGTTTCCTTTCAGCCTTCCCACGTTAGGCATATCAGCACCTCCGAATAAAGCCAGCTTGAATCCTTTGTGATTGTTGAATAAGGATATGTCGGTGTGATTGTAGAAACCAACAAATAAAGCCGGTGCCTCTGGATTGGTGTATGCTGATAAATTCCACTTCGACCGGAATACGTCATGGAAGTAAATAAGGCTGCTTGATATGTGGGATTGGGTTATCATTTTATTGGTTAGCATCCGTTACGGTACTTCTTTTCAAGTTCTGAAAATGATTCTTTTATTGTTAGTTCTTGTCCGGTTAATGCAAAGTAAAGGTTTTGCAGATGGTGAACGCTATTGAATGCAATTCCAAATTGCACACCTTCAAGTCCTGTGTAATGGTATCCGTCATGAAACAGGCTAATTGCAAAATCGCCTTGCTTAACCCACTCGCTACCAATTTTCTGGAATCCAAACTCAAACAGCCATTCCTCGGTGAGGGGGATAAAGTCATGTTTTGTGATGTGTCCCTTTGGATTTTCAATGTAAGATAGTATTTGTAAATCAACCTTAATAATTTCATCTCCATCTGGATCAGCAACAATATCACCGTTACTGTTCTCATCCCACCCGAGTGAATTAATAAGATTACCTATACGTAATTCGCTTGCTTTCATATTTCTACCACTTTGACCCGTCAGGGTGTTCGCATTTGATGTTCTTGTCCGTTAGTGTCGTTTTAGCCGGCATCCAGCATGAACAGGCTAAACACCAACCATTTTTTAACTTATCGCAACCATTACAGATAGCCATACGCTCATCGCTTAGTTTCTTGTTCCGGTTCAATAGCTTATTGGCATAGGCTTTGGCTATCTGAATTACTTTTAACTGTCCGCAGCAAAGACCGGCCATTTACTTTACTCTTAAACTTGTAGGCTCAAAGCTATCAAGTATTCCTGCCAACGTGCTGTCCGGCTCGGTATTCAATAACTCTTTTGCCCTGTCAATGTATTTTTTATTGATAGCATTGTTGTCTAACAACTCCTGCAAGAATGGTTTTAGGTGCTTTACTTGACCCAATTGTAATTCCATTTTCAGGATGGCTTTTTGTAACTCAAATATCTTACGTTTTTTTAAATCCTGATCTTGAATTTGCTCCCTCAGCTTAGACTCCAAAGTACGAAGTTGGGTATAGTATGAGTTTTTAAATTCCTCCCGAAAAGAATCAATTTCTTCTTCTACAAAAGCTTTAATCTTCTTTATGGCTTGCTGATTGGATAACGACCTGCGGTTTATCCTTTCGATTTTGTCTGATTGTTTCATATTGATTTTAGTTAGTTGATTTTTTACTTACACTCGTGTTTTAGTGGGCCTATCTCTTTTCCGCAGTTGATGCAGATATGTTCAACAGTATAAATCATTACACTTTTATCGGGTGGTAAAACGGGTGGATTTTTAAGCACTTCTTTACAATTAAATTCAAATGTGAATGTGCGTGGTTTTCTTGTTAGCCACTCCCAGAATGTTGGGCGTTCACGGTAAACTGTTAATGTCTTTTTCTCATTCAATCGAGCCATTACAAAAGCGTTTAACCGAACTGTAAGCGTATTCTTAATAAAATCATCTTCTGTTTTCGTAGCCTGAATGCTAATATTATTCATCAGTAATTCTGAAAACCTTGCATCTATTGCAATTTGTTCTTTATAAAATTTGATTTCTTTCATGTGATATTTTAGTTAGTTGATCTCCGTCTTTCCGTGGCTCGGTTTGCCCCCCGTACTACTCACCACCTTATCCAACCAATACACTTTTGGGTTATGTTTGAATATTTCGTTGATGAACTGAAAATCTCCGCATACCCGATGCCCGAAATGATGGATAAATTTAGCAAATATTTCTTTCCGTACAATAAAACAACCCGTTCCTATTTGAGCTATCAATGGCTTTTTTCCCCAAACGTTAGGACTCGGATACAAATTGCCATAGTTCCCGTTCTGAATTATCATCCGGCACATAATCACATCAGGCCCGTGCTCCGCCTCAATACGTTCGATTTCCGGCACTATCTCGGATAGGGTCATAGCATCGTCATCATCAAGGCAGTAAACCCACCTGCCCGAAATAGCAGGCACTGAAAGCATAAAGGCGTGGTTGGCCATGCCTACCCCTAAACCTTTTTTATCCTTGATAAATATCTGCTCAAACCTACCCACTAACCCCGATACGCTTTCCTGATTTCTCGCAAAGCCTTTCGGCCTCCTATCCCCATGCTGGCGGGTTATGATCGAAAGGACAGGACTACTATCTCCAACGTAGTAAATCTTGCTTATGCTGTAATTTTCACTCACTGTCATTATCCGGTAAAAGGCCGCATCCTGACCTATCCACTTTTCAAGCTGCTTCAATCCGGTATCTGAATGCTGATATTTAATCCAGTCCTTTCCATGCCCTGCTCCCGCTACCTGTGTCAAGCCGTGCTTTATTCCAATAACCAATAACCCATTTGGGGTAAATGTCTTTCGGGTGAACTTTGGATTTGTCCATATCCTGTAATCCAAATAAGGATCTGAATAGTCAAACTTGTGCTCGAGTACCTTTCGGGTTACCAGCGTAGAGTTCATGCTCGATCTGCCTGGATGCTTGAATAATGAAAACTTTCCGCTTATGTGATAGTAAAGGCTCCTGTCGATTCCGAATACATCGGGCTTTCCGGCTTTCTCCCATTCGGTTAGCATGGTTTGGAGGTATTTTGGAGAATACCAATCGTCATTCTCCATCACTATAACCACATCACATTTTTGGTTTTCAAACAGGTCTTTGAAGCCAATGTGATAACGATATGTAATGTCTACCTTATCCCTGAATGATTCCGGCATTGTGTCGTTTACCAGCCTGACGGTGTAGGATTGAAACGTCTGCCTTTCCAAATACTGAAAACACTTTGAAAGGAATAAAGGCCTGTCGCCTTTGTCGCAAATTATAATACCTACTTTCATTTTGGGTTAATTATCGTCCTTTTGTTGATTTAGCTGTTTGTAATCGGAATAGTGGCATGTATTCAATTGTTATAAACAAGCCGCCCCGCCAATTGCGGCTCAAACCCCATCTGGAACCCACCCGCATGTTGGCCAGACGGTGGACTCACAAACCTCAATGTTTGTGCAAGCCAACGTTGCCACCGCACATGTTTGGCCGCGCCACGCTTCGGGTCGGCCAGTTTATAACATGCAAGTTTATCCAATTAAAAAGCGTCATAGTGTGTGCGTATCTATTTATCTACTGCTTCTTGACGGTAAATTGAAAATCCGTTTTCAGCAAAATTTATTCTGCCTTTGTTTATGCATTCCTGACAATAATGATGGTAAACGGTTTTGTGTGGCACCCACTTGGACACCGTAGTAAAATTTTGCTTTACTTCACCATCATAACTGACAACGTTCCCACATGAATCACAATCTATTTCTTCAATGGTTGGGAACTTCTTTTCAATTTCTCGTATCATAATCTTTACTTATTTAGTTTGTGTTCGCTTTTTAACTGTATAAACTTGCCGCTACATTAGCGGTAATGCCAGTGAGCCAAGAGCAAAACCTGCTGCTGATGCTACGCTCAAATCAAATCAAAAAGACCACCGTTATTTAATGCATCTTTAACGTCTTTGTCAAGGTCTTTCATTTTAGCCAAATCCACGCTCATGGTTTTGTCCACCGCGCCACTGGCACGCGCAACTAACCTTCCACAACTATCACATATTTGATTTTCAAAATCTGCTGTTACTTCTCCATTTCGGTTTCATACCATTGTTTTCTTTTTCGTTTGTCATTTCTCAACCTTTTAATGTCCACTCATAACACCTGCGAACGGCTTTTATATCATCCAATGCCCTGTGAGAATTAAACCACTCGCCAAATAGTTTCTTATGTAACTCAAATAAAGTTAACCATTTCCCGCCTGAAATTTCCTTTTTCTTCTGAAATATTCTAATCAAATCTACTCGCTTTTCCTTGTGCAAGGCCTGAATCATTGCGGTAATTTCCTTTGAGCCTTCACCGAAAACATTCAACGTCTCTGCCTTTATTACCGAGGTGTCAAAATATGTATTGTGCCCGATTATCTTGGATGCCTCCAATGCGTCCATAATGAACCAGGTTAAAACATCTTTTGCCGAATGGGTTCTTGTGGGGTCGTTCGCTGCCTGCGTTGTAATGCCGTGTATTGACGTGGATTCAGGTGGAACTTCTCGTCCCTCCTGATGAATGAAATATTCCTTTGGTGGATTGTCTCCCAACTGCCATGCAATTGATACCATGCGGGGGAATTGTTTGTAGTCCTTTTCCCAAGAGTAGCCCCTTTGGATTAGGCCGGTGGTTTCGGTGTCGATATAAAGATTCATTTTTGATGTTTTGTTATTGTTAGTTGAAGCGCACGACCCCGATCCGCCTGACCGAGGCCGTTGTTATCACCTTTTAAATTACCGTTATGCTACAAGTAAATAATTCGCGCTTCATGTTAATTCTATTTCACCATCGTAAAAACCAACTCCCTGCTTGCCTCTGAATTCAAATGGTTTGATGCGGCATACATTCTCGAACCTCAAACCCCATAGAACATGATCGTCAACCGTGATCGGTGCATTTGACTCCCACAAAGTAAGATCAGTATCGATGTATGCTGAAGGCTCCAATACCGGTGTCATTAGAATCAATTCAACCAAATCACCAACAGCAATAGCATATCCACACAAGTCTGCGGTTGGCTCATCCTTCAGGATAGTCTTCGCTTCAAATGCCATTCTACCAGCAACGTAATTAAATTCAGCATCAGAATATCTTTTCTTGGTGGAGTAAATCAAATACTTACCAAGAGGGAATGGTGGCTTTTTCCCCTTTTGAACCCACCTGCTTTCCAGCTTTCCGTGAAGCATTAGGGATGCGTATGGTTGATATAAGCCGATTGTTCTGATTTTCATTTTTATTTGTTAGTTGACACAACAATAGTAAGGACTAAAATTTAAAAATCAAATAAATTTTACACTTATTTCACCTCCCAGCGGGTGCCTCGGCTCATTAGGATGTATCTGGTTAAATCAATAATGTGATCTGGCTGACCATCTTCGGGTATGCCCAAAATCTCATTGGTTTTCTTATCCCGCTTGTAACGGTAGTTATCCAACTCATTGTAGGCATCATTTGAGCCCTCTACAACATAAATATCGTAATCGTGGAATAACCGGATACTCGTTTCTACGCTCTTTTTCTTTACCCGCTCAACGTAGAACCCCGCTGCCCTCATGTCGTTTACCGCCCTCGGATCGGCTGACTCGGCTATTATCCGGTGTTTGGGATTGACTCCTTTTGACTTCAAAATATCGCACAGGTTCACAACCCCATTACCCTGCGCGTTAATGCTCAACTTTGTATCGTAGACTATCTGCTGAATATACAGGCTATCCTTAACCCCTCCCCGTTTTATCCACAACCGGCAAAAGGCAGTAGGATCAGGGAAAAAACCGAAATCTAACCCAGAAGGTATCTCAACGGCATCATCCGGCACTTTCGACACCCACTTGATAAACGGCATTATGCGCTCCTCCAATAGTACCCCGTCCTGACCCAAGCCGTATACCTTCCACCAGTAATCCCACCAAGGATCGGTTCTCGACAATTCCTTTGCTCTTAAAATGTACTCAAGGCGCTTTTTAGGTAGGAACTCCAAATTGTCTACAAAAGTGGAATGAATGACTTTTGTCTTTGGGTCGTTCACTACGTTTTGCGTCTGCAGCCAAAATTTGTGGGAAGGATTGTAGTCGATAAAGATTACCTCATCCGTCCGCTGGCTAAGTTGAACGTAGGACTCCCAGCTTATTCCCCTGTTTGGTTCATTCACCCAAAGTATATCCCGGGAAGGCCCGACCGCCCGGCTGGCATCATCACCCAAAGAGAAATATTCAATTATCGAATTATTGATAAGATACTCCCGCCTGCTTGGCACATGGGTACGCTGGAAGCCCTCCCGCCTCATGTACTTGGAATATTCGGTTATTACCCCGCGCCTTAAGTGATCGTTTGTCTGGCTGACTATTGAGGTTTTACGCGACTTCTTGGAGTGGGCTGAAATCCAGTCCTGCAACTGAATCAGGCTATGAGTTTTTGAGGAACCGGTGCCCCCCTTGTTTATGATGGTGGTGTAACCGTCCCGATAAGCTTTTAGATTCTTGAAAAAGACTTCAGTGACTTTCAATTTGCAATCTGTTTCTTAAGTTTGTTACCTTCATCCAAGTTTTATCTCAAAAACATCTACAGGATTACAGCCGAAAAACTTATGCTCAATTGTAACAATTTCAATGCTAACTATTTTTTTTCTTATTCGAGGTGCGTTTTTGGCATATCCCAATTGAAAAGTTACATGCTTCCATTGTTTTGACGTTAGCCTGTTAAGCCAATATTCTGTTAGCAGTCTATACTCAGATGTTTTTCTTCCAGACTTTATATAGTCAAAATATTCACTTTTTAGAATCAGAAACAAATCTTTCATTGAATTTATCATTTACATGATTATTAATTATTTGCTGGATATAACATCAGACACTTGCAGGGGTTTCGTTGTTGTGTAATCCAGCTTCAATGAAATTACAAACTTGACCATTAACTGAAACTGATTGTTTTTCGATGTTGATTGTGATTGTTTTCATATCTTTTTTGTTTTGTTTAATTTTTTTCGGATGACGGGTACACGATAAAGAGTAACCTCAGCATCTAAGTACGGGCGTTCGTTGCGTGACAAATGATATTGAATAGTCTCGTAATTTCGCCCTGGATAATATTCAAGGAAAACAGTTAAGGTCGAGTAGCATTCTACCCGACCGTCTGACCATTGCGCGATGATTACTCTCATCCTATCTGATTTTTTGAAAGGCGAAGCGTACCTTTTTCTATCTCTCTTCCGCCTTCTTTCAAGCGTTCACGAGCTTCGCGAATATTGTTTGCCCGAATTTCAGTTGTAACCCACTGATCTTTTTCGTTTGAGCGTGTCCATGCTGTGTACTTTTTCATAACTGTGTTTGTTTAAATTGTTACGTAAATATACACATAAAAACGTAAAAGTCAATAGGTGGTTACCGAAATAGTATAATATTTTAGTAAATATTTTCAAAACCTTTTAAATTAGGGTAAAAACGAAGATTGTAAGAATCTCTTAATTTAGTATCAAATTGAGGCTTTGTACTCAAATGAGGCTGTTATTCGATTTGAGGATATAGTGGATTTAAATGAATTTGAGATACTATTACTATTACTTTTTCTGCTAACCGTTTTACACAGCCAATTTTGATGCCTTTTTAAACCAAACACAAGCGCTGGAGATGATGTTGTAATACCTATTCTAAACCCTTGTTGTACCAGAATTTTAGCAATTTCAGTTAAAAATAGTATGCCGATTGATGCTCCTTGATAGTCGGGCAATATGACAAGACGATGTATTTTCCTCATGTTTTGTACCCTTGGATGAGGGAAATGAATAACACTGCAATACCCACAAACTTGATTGTTTATTATAGCTATATATACTTTTGCGGAATTAGCGTGATCTGAACTCAGATAATGATGTCGAGCAAACCTGAAATTTAACGCTAAATTTAACTTTCTTCATTAATTTCAAAATATTATTTCGTTTTAGCGGTAACCATACGGTGGTGAACAGTCATTTTATTCTGCCTTATCTATGTTCGACTGCTCTATTATCGCCTTATCCGAGGGGTCTAACTGGGCCATCACCTCCTTCAACAGCTCCGCCCGCGTCTTATCCGATACCTCCGGCTCCGGCTTCTGAACTACCGTAGCGTCTATAACCTGGCGCATCATTACCTTTCCGAATGACCTGTCCATGATTCTGTCCAACATCTCCATACCCCTCGGTGAACCCATGTACTTTGCAACCAACCTTAGAAAATATGGCTTTTTTTTGTCTTTTAGGATGTCTTTTACCCCGTTTTCATCCAATTGGAGTAGCATTTGGTAGGCATCAACAATCTGGCTTTCCGTTACCGGTTGGTATCCCTGCTCGCGTAATTCTTGTACGATGTGGTGGATTAGTTTGGGAGGACGGCCCTTTTTGTTGATTCTTTCGGGGTGTGTGTGGAAGCCCTGACCCTCAATGTTTTCTGTTCCTGGTTTCTTTCCGTTGTTCGTCCGTTGTTTAATTTGGCCTTTATTTGCGTTCTGCGGGGCTTTCTCTTTTGGGGTGGCTTTATGTGTCTTACTCGAAGATGGTGCCATAGGGGGCTTATTTTAAGTTTTACAGGATGTAGTTTCCTACTTGCGTGTTCTCGGTTGCTTTCTTGAAATCCTGAATGTTTTCTTCAATGGTGAATATTTTTATCAGTAGGCATTTTAGGTAGCTTTCTGATCTTGGAGAATTTACATAACGGTTTATTAGGGTGTCCTGCATTATCTGTAATTCTTTGAGGGTCATTTTAGTTCTGGCCAAGCTGGTAAAAAATTAAAGGGTCGGTTTTTGATTGGTAGAACTCAAAGGCCATGCAGGAACGGTGATACTCTTTCAGGACTTGTTTGGCCTGCCGCCTTTCTGTTTCCTTTGAGAAGCCTCCGAGTTTTTTGAACTCGTTCCATAGGTCTACTGGATTGTTCATAGTGCCAATTTATAGGATTTGGGGCTATTTACCAAAAAAAAGAAACCGGAGGGACATCACCCCCTCCGGTACTATCAACTAACAAACGGTTGAGCATGGGATGCTCTTGGCGTGCGATTCAAAACTAAAAAACATACAGTTAAAAAACAAAGCGGGGTTTTTAGGCCCCGCCTTAATTGCTACTCTGTTCTTATTTTGCCTGATTGCTGACATACCCCTATGGCCAAGTCTAATTTGTATGCTTGGAATTTATTTGCCGAAATGTTGCTATCGCATAGGTCACTAAGTTCAGGGAAGAAGTAGAAAGACAGAGAGCAAATTTTTTATCCATTCGTAGCGGTTGTTGGTGGTTTTTAATTACGCGACTTTCATTAACTGAAATCCAGGGAACAAAGGCATCTGGCCCTGTTCGTCCATCTTGCCGGATAGGTAGCTGTATGCCTCTTCAACCAAATCCTCAAATACGGCCTGTAACTTGTCAGCGTTAGCGTACTTTACACTATCGTCTGATTGTGGGTACAAAGTGCATTGAGGTGTTTTTATCTGGATGATCTTTCCGGTTGACTTTACCAGCTTGAATAGCGTCATGGTTATCCGGCACTGCTGCAATAGGTAATCGCCATCTACTTTTACCTCGCTTATGCCCCATTGGTTTATGTCCTTTGAATCGACTGCGATTTCACATAGTTCTAAGGCGTGTTTCCTTAGTTTCTTCATGCAATCTACAAAATCCTTGTGTGGCCGGTTCGGGGATTTGACCTTGTAAGAATGAGGTTTGGCTGGGGCATCTTCCGATTCCTCGCTGTCGTTCGATGTTACTACATCAAAGTGAATTTCAACTGAATCCAATTCAGGTGAAATCTTGATTTTACGGGGTTGTTTTTCCTGTGTCATATTGGCTCTTTTACGTGATCTTGCAAGTACTCAATTAGCTGGCGGGGTGTAACAAGTTCGACCGCCTTGTCATCTGGAATCATAATATCAAACTCTTTTTCACAGGTCATTATCAGTTCCACCTGATCGAGTGAGTCTATACCCAAATTGTTGAAAGGCTGATCGAGGTCGTAATCTTCAATCTTATTGAATCCCATTTGCTCAAGTTGTTCGTTGATTTTTGATTTATAGTCCATTGTTATAAGTTTAAATCTTGGATTGCATAGTGATACAAATGTAAGGCATCCGCTTCATCATCAGATTCAATATTTGCCTTGTACTTTCTTGCTGCCTCAATCATTTTTGCCTTATTAGCGTTCCCGTTTCCGGTTGCAAATTTCTTTATTTCCTTTGCTGAATATGCCTTGTACTCAATCTGGTTTTCTTCACAGAATAGTTTGAGTACCCCTATCAATTCAGCCGCTACAATTATAGCGTTTTTATGGAAACCAGATACACGCTCAAAGACAATCATTCTTATTCCTTCAATAGCGCATATCTCTTTTAGTTTTCCCTTAAACCTGATTACCCGCATACCCGCACTTTCATCACGCTTTGGGGTAAAATTCCATACCCCGCTGGCAGTATCACAACAGAATCCGGTATGAGTGGCAACGTCAAGGGCAAGTAATCGGGTTGATCTTTTGCCTTCAAATGGATTTGCTATTGTATCAGCGTTTTGAAACAATTCTCCTAAAGTTATTTTTTTAGACATAAATCACCTGTTCTTCCTTTATCAAATCGTATCCCCGTAATTTCGCGTAAACGTTAGCCAAAGTTATAACATCAGCAGCGCAATAACTACCGATTTTCTTTAGAACAGATTCCTCTTTGTCGAAAGGTAAATCCTCATTTGGAAGGTCAAACATCGAGTAATACAACTCACCTACCTTTGAGCCGCCAAGTACTTCTTTCGGATTCGGTAAGCCTAAAAGATTAGACAATAATTCAAGCGAAATGTTATGCTTCCATTGCATGTGGCTCCAAATCTTCATAGTATCCAATAGCTGATCCTGAACGTCCCAAACTTTCTTGCCAACTATAGACAACATAGGAGGAACCGGAAGTCCGTTTAAAATGTACCTCCTGTAAAGAAACGGATAGTCAAATTCTATTCCATTGTGAGCTGCCAGCATGGAGGATTTTGAAAGGGAATCAGATAAGGTTTTCAGCAACTCCATTTCATCCTTTCCGCAAATTGTTTTCAGATAAAATTTATCTCCTTGTAACCTACCCAAACACACACAAACAACCTTACCAAATTCAGCGTAAAGACCGGCTTTTTCTTTGTAAATCTTTCCAGCCTCTAAAATATATTCCAGGTTATTTGCATCGAAATCAGTTTGTTCTTTGCACCTGCTTTCTATTTCGTGGTTAAACTTCTTGCAGAATAATTCATTCAATCCGGATGAAACCTGATCTAATGACCTTTTACCGGAGACTGTTTCAATATCAATAAATGTGATGTTTTGCATGGGCTACGGGTTTTCGATTGGACTTACTTCAAAAACATGAAATACCAAACCATTACTAAGTTGAAAAGTATCAATATAAAGGTAATCAATAGGCCAAAATGGATTACCTGTACCAATAATAGCTAAAGTTATTTTATCTTTTGCATTATCGGTGTCAACAAGAGCCCACAACACAGGTGTACCGTTTTGAACCTGAACGCTAAGTATTTCAGCAAACTTATAGCTCTCAATCTGAATTTTATCAGATATTTCTAAGGTGTATTTATGTATTGTCCTCATAATTTTTCAGCGTTATCCCTAATATACTTTTCTGTTTTCTCAAGCAACACAATAGCATTGAGAAGGATTTTTGCTGCATCTTCATCTTTCAGACTACACATTGAAAAAATGTTTTTCTTATCATTGATTTCATCTGCAATCAGAATTAGCTTATCCTTGTCAGGTGCACGTTTCGATTTTCTTTCAGCAGCTTGCTTTGCCTTGCGTTCACGTTCTAAAATTTCATCGCGTTCGCGGGCTTCTTTCTCCAATCGAATACGTTCATCACGCTCTTTCTGTAATTTGGATTCCAGTGCTTCTTTCTTTTTTTGTTCAGCCTGATTAAACTTGTTTACCATCTTAGATAAATCCGCAAACAATGATTCAAACTCTTCCGAATCCATCTTCTGAATTTTCGACTTTAGTAAACCATATTGAATACCTTCATGGTTGTAAGAGGTCGAAGTTTCATTGTATTTAAAATCAATTGAAGTAAGTCGATTCACACGAGTTTGCAGCACCTTTAATTTTTCGTTCTCTCTCCTGATTCGTTCCTGCTCTTTTCGTTCTTTTTCCTCGCGCTCAATTCGTTCCTGTTCAATCCGCTTTGCCTCCGCTATCTTTTGCTCATGCGCTAATTTCTGGCCGGATAACAGAAAATTAAAAGCATCCTCATTCATGTCTGCCAACGGCATAGAATGAACATTGTCACCCATAAAAGGAAATAGTAATTCTAACCTTTCAGATTGAAGTTTTAACTTCCTTTCCTGTTCCCTTAGTTTTACAAAATCCTCCTGCTCCTGCAAATGCTTCTCAATAGGTTCGATCATTCCGGTTAATGTCCTTTTGATTGAATCCAAAAGCTGACCTTTCTTTAATACATCGGCTTTCAATTCCTTGTGCTTTTTGTCAACCGATACCCTAATATTTTTCAGGGCTAATCGTGCCTCCCGCGCTGACCTCATTAAGTCAACTTGGCTTTCGTCTGTAACCACTAATTCACCGGCCTTTTCTTTCCATTCGTTTGCCTGTTCTTCAAAAGGCAGAAAATGGTTCTTTAAGGAAATGGCGGTTTCCGCTTCTGCATGGGCTTCGTCAATCTGAATGACGATAGCCGATTGTTTTGTGTCTGTCATTGGTGTGATGGTTAGTTGATAAGTGATAATTGATTATTGGTTTTAAATCGAGATTTAACTGACTCAAGATTTAATTTCGCTTGCTTAAAATAACTTTCTTTTAGTTCAACTCCTATAGCTTTCCGTCCCAATGAAACGGGGCTATAAACCTCACTTCCAACTCCCATAAATGGAGTTAATACAACTTCATCAGGATTGGTGTATAAATACACTAATCTATCAATAACATCTAACTGCAATGGATGAACATGCTTTTCATCGTCATCCTCCTTGCTTTCCTTAAAAGGCAAAACATTATTTCCCCTTATATCATCCCACACACTTGAAGCATAACGCTGCCATGTAATATGAGATAACTTATTTACCGATGGATCACCTTCAAAATTTATCCACTTCTTTTTAAATAGTTCGTATTTACCATATTGTTCTTCATGCATAGGCAAAAATGGTGATGAGCCAAAATAATCAAAATCAGTCAATCCATTTTTATGAGTAACAGGCACTTTATTTTCACCGCCTTTTCTGAATATTAAAACATAATCAGGAATAGCCGTAAAACATCTTGTTGAATCTTCAACAATGTTTTTATGTGTTAATGACTGCACCATTGTTCTCATTCTAACCTCCAAAGGTTCCTTCCATATTGTTATTCTATTGTTATAAGTAAATCCATATTTTAAATGCAACTTAATAACCTCATGAGGAAAATCCCAAAGATTATGCTTAGTTGTTTGGACAATAATATCCTGACAATGTACTGCACATATACGACCAGGTTTTAAAACCCTTGAAACTTCATTTACTAAAAACTCATATTGAATTAAAAAATCTTCAAAACTTTCATTATTACTCATATCTCTTTTATCCGAAGAGTAAATATAAAGCCCAGCAAAAGGAGGCGAGTAAACACATAAATCAATTGAATCATCAGGCAATTGAGGTATTACATCCATGCAATCACCGTTATAAATACTGTATTTATCCGTGTTGATCTGTTCTTTTACTTTCATAAAAATGATGGTTTTATTATTTGTTTATCAAATGGCTTTACGCTTAGATCAATTTGCTTATTAACCGCCTTATTTATTGTTTCTGAAAAATCTTTAGCTTTATTTTTTTTATATAAAAGAGTTTCAATAACTCGCTTTTGTCCATCAGAAATAACTAAATCTACCGTAACTGGTTTAGTCTGACCAAATCTCCAAAATCTTCTAATAGCCTGATAGTATTGTTCATAACTCCATGTTGGAAAATAAATGGTGTGATTACAATGCTGCCAGTTTAATCCGAATGAAGTTATTTTGGGCTTTGTTATCAATTTTTTAATTTGACCATTAACAAACCCTAAAAGTATTTCTTCCTTCTTTTCTAATTGCATCGAGCCTTTTATTTGGCAGGCATCTTTATCAATTTCATCTAATAAATCTCCTTCATCATTAAAATTACACCAATAAACACAAACATCAGAGGATAATTCAAAAGCCTTTTCACATCTTTCTTTTACTGTTCCCTGTTGTTCCTGCCTAACCTCTGACATTGTTTTTGCCACAGTATTAAACATCATGACCTGACCGTCAATAATCCAGTTATTCACATTGTAAACGCGGTGTATATTCTCAATTAATTCAGGTAACAAATGCCTTTCATCACTAAAACCTAAATCAGATGGTTTCTTCATGTGTATGCTCCATGTAGTAAGCCAAGAAAAAAAATACTCTTTAGCGTGTGGCTTTAAATACCATTTACTTCCAATATCTTGAGGTCGTATGTTATTTTCATTGTTTCTAAAAAATTTTTGAAGCATGTCCATATAAGGTAAACTCCCTAATGCTTCAGAACTTGTGCCAAATTCTATATAATCATTCGGAGCTGGTGTAGCTGTAAATAAATACCGATACTTTACTTTTTTAAGAAATGCCGTAACCTTGTTTTTAATTGCGCCTTCAAAGTTCTTGAGTATTGAGCTTTCATCAAGAATAACACACTCAAAATCCTGCCAGTTAAATTTATCTAAACGCTCATAATTACAAACCACTATTTTAGTTTTGTAGCTTCCATCCTTTGAGTATTCAATATCATCTATCTGAAACTTTTCAGCCTCTTTAATAAATTGGAAGGCAACCGCAAGAGGGGTAATAATTAAAACAGGCTTATTTGTTTCCTGAATGTAGTTTTTGGCTATTGTCAATTCAATAATTGTCTTGCCTAAACCAGTATCAAGAAACACAGCGCAACGACCTTTTTTTATTGCGTATTCAGTTACATACTTTTGGTAATCAAACATTGAATCAGGCAACCAGTTAGGTTTTATGCCATAATCATTTGATGTATGCCTTTTACTTTCAATAAACTGATCGTATGTCATTGATTGTTGATGTTAGTTGATGAAACAAATCTAAATATTATTCTGAAATTTTTGGTATAACTCAAAATCATTTTTTTCGATAAAATCCAAACATTCTTCAATATTAGCCAGTTCCTTCCATTTCTGGCCTTTCGGGTTCTCAATCGCTGAATTGCAACCGTAACATGAAGGGAAAAAGTTACCTAATGCCCATATAAGCTCCGTATGGCCTATCTGCTTGCACCTGGCCTGCGGTATGATGTGAGCAAAGCAAACGGCAAGATCACCGCACCCAGCGCATTTAAGGCTATCACAGACTTGCCTTTTTTGATCGTATGCCTTTTGGCGATAGGCGTTTATTTGGGTTTGGTTTACGCGCTCCCCGTCCGAACAAATCCACGTATTTGAATCCCCTACTTTCTTGATTTTAACAGGCTGATTTTTATCTTTTACCTGTCTGGCTTTTGCTATGGCCTTTTGAGAATCTTTCATTGCTTGTTGTTCTGCCTTTCTCATAGCCCTCCCACAGGATGCACAATATCCGGTGCGTTCGGGGATATTATCGCAATCAGGAGTGAGGCATGTATTCATACTGATTGAAACATTTTATCGTACATTTCTTTTACTTCTTGAGACCATGCGTTATAGGCTCTATCTTCCGGCTCTGGAATGTAATGCACTTCGAGAATTGTTTTTGCAAACTCCTTCACTTTCTTGAGGTAAATTGCAAATTCATTAGTATCTAAATTCTTTGTGCTTTGTCCGATTATTTCTCCTTGAACCTCTTTTGAAAGATATTTTTTCTTGAAAAACTCGTGCAAATCATCTGCTGTATCGCCTGTATGATTTGCAATCGCCTGTAAGACTATCCACATATAAGAATTGGCAGAAACGCTTCTTACCGGCCTATTCTTCTTAATCGTTACCAAGTATTCAATCTGCTTTCCTTTGTCCTTGTCCTTCAGATAGGCAAAGTATGAGCGCATGATGTTGTTGCTCTTTGGGTCGTTCGTTCTGTATAGAATTGTTTTGCTCATTGCAAGAATGTTTTAAACGGTTTATTCCTACGTCTGAAAAGTATGCCCTTGTCGATTGCCAGTTTGATCTTCTCTGACTCCCAAAATTGATCGTGTTCAATAACCATCAAATGCCAATCGCCTATCTTGTTGTAATACAAATACGCCTTTTCATTGCGTTCAATGAAAGTACAAAGGTCTTCCCATTGAACCGGAACTAAATCTTTTATTTGATCTTCTGTGAACTTCATATCTTAAAATGGTGGGTCTTCCGGTAACGGTGCGTTCATGTTTGGCTTTGCCTGTTTCATCTTTGCGTAATGGTTCTCGTACTTCATTTCAGATTGATGCCCCTTCAATAATGAGCCGTCAATCGGACAAACACCATTAAAAAAAAACCTGTTTGTTAATTCATCAAAATGAATCTGATCGAAGTATCCTAACTTTGTCGTTAATTCCTGACTGCGTTGCTTCAATGTGTAAAAACTGCCTTTCGGGCTATTTGGGTTTATATGCTTCTCATGCCTGTGGTACGAAAATATTCCATCCATTGAATTATCCCAAGCAGAGCCACCCAACAAATCATGCTGTGTTACTACCTTATATTCTCCATTAAGTTTTCCGTTCTTTCTCATTCGCCTTTCGTCCATGCTTTTCGGGTGAGCAATTAAGTTTCCGACCATATCCGTATCAAGAACCAAATCCTCAAATTCACCAAACACCCTTTCAAGAACCACGTCCTTTGTTGTCTTTCCTTCATCTATCGTTAAGTTCTTCCACGGGTCAAGTAAGAATCCATCCGTTCCAAAAGTTTCATATAGGTTTTTAAATCCTTCAATTACTGTTTTTGGTGCCCGGTCTTTGTGAGTATCCAATACAAAAAAATGCTGCTCTATCCATAACATCGCAGCCTGATATTCTGCCAAAGTCATTTGATTGCCTTTGTGTTTGTATGGGTTCTTTCCCGTGTACGCATGAATCAGAATATTATAAATCTTGTGCGCTGATCTTACCATTCTGCCGTCCGAATTTTTTACCGAATCAATCATTTCAGGACTCCATATCGCCCACTTCCAATCGTCAATAACAGACTTCACCAACATCAAGAAAAGCACGAGGCCAGTATTATGTGTTGGAACAAACGATCGGCCTGATAGATACAGATGACTTGGGGAATCAACCTGAATACATTTTACAGGAACACTATTTATAGGATCACATGAAACAATACTTCTGTACCGACAATTCAATCTTATTTCTTTTGAAAGTCTTTTTTTCTTTCTTGGTAAAGAGAAAACATCTTTGTTAGTTTTAAAAGTTATTCTATATCGATCCGATGTTTTTCTGCCATATAATTTAGCATCATATTTTTTAGAATAACATTTGATGCCTAATGAATTTATCAGTGTATAAACATGGTTAGATAAATTAAAATTTGTACTGGTAAACTCCATATTTCCTGTTTTTGAAGCTGTGCCGTCAGAATCCATTAACCCCCTTAATAACTCCATTCTATCACTTTCATCACTAAATAAATAAATATCTGGAATATGTTTATTGTGCAGTAATTTCAATTCAACCATTTGTTTTCTTACTCCATGAATCGTGAATTCTCCACAGTTTCTATTCCTCTTATCTGGCCTAAAAGTACCAACCTCATAACCTAATGATGTTAATTTTTGTAAATAAAAATTGTAATCATCAAAAGAGCTTGTTATTGAATTTGTTCTTGAATTTCCATCACCAAGCCATAAACCAATTATATAAGGATGAACAGGTAAATTATTTTTACTACATTTTATTGGTTTCGCAACAGGAACATAATGTTTATATCTTTTATTACCATTAACATCAATTCTATCGATCAATGTTCGACTAATTTCATAAGTAGTGACAATTGATGGTTGTACCATCTTATATGATTGATCGGTTCCTCTTAATTTAAGAGGCCCTCTCCTTTCGTTTCTATATAGGCTATTAACAGCATGAGAACTATATGTTTTCCATAAATGATCCTCACAACAAATTTCCTCAGTTCCATCACTAAATGTAATTTTATAGCATCTTTTATTAAACTGAACTTCGGTTACGAACGTAACATTACATTGATTACCATTTTCATCAAAGACGATATCACCTGCTTTTAAATCCAACATCTTTTTAAACCCGTTTGGAGTTGGTATTTCTGTATGTATCCACTGAGCTTTCCCGAAACCCGCAAATCCAGTAAACGCATTTAAAAAACCACGCATCCAACTGAATATATTTTCCAAGTCAGAAATACGGCACTTATCCGCAATCTTTCCTCCCTCCTTAAAATCAACTATTAATCGTGATATGTTTGGAGGTAAGTACCCGCCTATGTTTCCGTTATCTGACATTCAATTCCTCTATTTCTTTTAGTTCCTTTTTGCATTTATCCAGTTGAACAAATACGTCCACAGTATCGTCATAGCAATCCTGATGTATCTTGCTACCGTATTCAATCAGTTTTCTTTTGATAGCCATTTCAATAACACAACGCGCATGGTATTCTAAGTTTGCAGCACTCGATACCTTTGAGGTTAATTCAGCGATGTAATGCGCTCCGCCAATCATTTCCAGTTTACCCGACTTTCTTAAGGCCATTACCACAGTACGCATATCAATTGCCATGTTTTCAGCCTTCATTTTTTGTAGGGTTGAAAATATCTCCTGATGGGCCGGATTGTAAAAGCTATCAGGATTCATAATTAAAAGCACCTTTTCGGTTTGGTCGTTGTTCTCCAACATCAATGCCCCAAGTATTGCCTCCTCCAAGTCAATCGCCTGCGGGGGTATCTTTCCTAAATCATCACGCTTTTTTATTTCATCTTCATAGGCTCGGAGTAGCTTTTCAACTACGTTAATGAATAGGTTATTTTCCTGGATTTTGATTTTAATCTTTTGCGATGGTTCCTTGTATCGTTCCAGTAATTCAACGGAGTTCTTGAATTTCTTTAAATAGAAACTAACTTCGTCCTTTAAGTCTTGCAGGCGAGGCTTTTGCTTGTACGTTGATGTTTTGTTAGTTGATTGCATTTGTTATTTCACCACGTCATAGTATTCAACTTATAACCGTTTCCTGTTTTCTCCAACCGCCTCAATCCTTCAATGATGTTCTGGATGCCCCTGTCTTTGTCGTATTCCAAGTTACCTAAAATTAACTGATCTATTACAAATTCAATCGCCTTTGTTTCAACCTCCGGCATGAGGCGCAAGATAGTGTCTTTCCATTTGATGCAATCCCAAAAGTCTAACTTGAAACTTCTAAGCTGGTTGAATTGGTCTAAGGAATTAAGAACGGCTAACTCTCTTTTGGTTAGCTTGCTGATTACCAATTCACGCTTTTCAACTTCGGTTAAACTCGCTTGGGTTTTCTTTACCAAACCACTCATATCAATCAAACAAGATGCCCGTACTTCTGACTAAATACATGGCTGCTGTTGTAATCGTTCAAACTCTTTTTCGTTCCGGTTTGGATTTGGTACACGATCTCGTTGTACTTACTGTCAATTACCTGCAAGTCCTTATCCTTGAACCAATCCGGTAAACGCTGGCAAAGCATCCTGAATGAATTAATTACCAATTCATCCGTTGGCTGTAATTGCTTCGGAGAGGTTTTGATCGAATGCTCTATCTTTTTTATGATAGATTTCATTTTCTTACCATGTACCGCGCTGAATGTCCAATCGGGGTGTATCTCTTTCAGCCAAATACGAACACATTCAGTATAAACTACGTCCTTTTGTTTGTCAGTCTTTTTCATGGCTCAAAGATTTACCTTTTGAACTTTGGAAGCAGTTATCCTTTTTCTTTTGGTAGGCTCTTTAAATTCAATGTTCCATCCCGGGTGCCTCTTTCTTATCCGCTTTCTGAAAATCTTCATGGAGTCGATTAAATATTTGTGATCGTAATTACAAACATTGAAACCGTCCTCCAAGATTTTATCCGGTGGCTTGTTGTTGATTGCTTTATACCTTGTGGCGAACCGTAAGCCGATTTTGAATCGCTGTCTTTCAGTTAAGTTGGGGAAAAACTCTTTGATTGTCATAGTCCAAGTCTGTTTATTTCGTTAACCATTTTAACAACTTTCTTTGTTGCGACTCTCATGTTAAGAGCCTGCAAGTAAACCAATTCAGGTCTTTGATTTACCTTGTGATGTATTGTGTCTGTTATTTGTCCTTTAACCTTTACCTCAAATTCAATTTTTGTTTCGATTAATTCAATTGATCCGGTTACAGGATTCCAACCGAATAAACTAAGTCAGGGTATTTTTCTCATTCTCGCATTTAGTTTGTATTCATGCGGGACAGGTACCTCAAGAATTGTATTTAACTTTTCCTGATTTAAGTTTGTTGGGTTTAGTTGATTGTCCATGTCATTAAGTTAATATCCTATAAACTCGCTCGTTTGCTTATCTAAATTCATCCGGCTGTTTCTGCTGGCCTTGTTGATGCACGACTGGCAACGCCTCTCCTTGTGAACGTAACGCGAAATGCTGCCGTCTTTCTTTGTGTAGTAAGTTACAATGTCAGTTCCTTTTGATGGATTTCCGCAGATGCACGTCATAACCCAAATTTAAGATTTTACATTCAAAACCTCCATCATTTTCCGAACTATTCCAGTAATGTTCTTTCGCTTGCCGTCTAAAATCTGGTAAACGGTCGCTGACTTGAATTGTGGGTACGCCTCACAAAACGCCAACACACTACCGAATTTCTCATTTATAGCCTCTGTAAGCCCGTTTCTCAATCCCTCCGTAATCTCATTACCCCCAAAGGTATCTTTCGTCTTAAGGGCTTTATCGTAGATTTTAGCCAACTCCATTCCTGAGTTCTTAAGACTCAATACCTTTTGAAGCTCATACCGGTCATAACCCGCCAACCGGCAAAACCGTGACATGGTGCCGAATTTCTTTTTTATGAATTGTTTTACCTTTTCTGGTTTCATTTTGCTTTAATTTATCGTTACAATATAGGCAACCTTATACCCCTGAAATCAAAGCCGCCTGAAATAGCCCTCAAATCAATCTTATCAACACTTTCAAAACACTCATCCCAAAATCCAGCATCGAACGCGTCAAATAGTTCTGAGTACTCCTTTAGGCTTATGTGGTTTTTCTCTTTCAATAAATACCGATCAACGGTTACAATCTCGTTCACCGATGGGCCTTGCCCGAAGAATGAACAGTAATTGAACATATCCGACCGATTCCATGGGTCGTATCTGCAAACCACAGTTTCACCGGATTTGAATTTACGCAGGCCAAGAACTGATTTTATTACCTGAATCATTTCCTTCTCAGCTTAACATCATCAATCAGTATAACCACTTCTATGTATGGCGCTCCATCTTTGAATGAGTAAGTATAATCGTCCTGCAACCACCTTGCGCCTCTAAAATCAACATCCTGAGAATCCAATTCTTTCTCAATGTGTTTTCTTAAAATTTCCTCAATTTCCCTTTTGGAAAAAGTCTTTTCGATTGATACATATTTTTTAAAGATCATTTTTAATCGGTGTTTACGTTTACAACCTCAATATTTGGTGTGAATGTCCGGTCTTTGCATTCATCTTTTAACGGGCACTTGTTACAGGATGACAAAGAAGGACGCGCTGCAAATCCGATTGACTTTTCAAAGTTGAATTTTTTAAGCAGGTAATCCCCTTCATTCAGGTGCATTTCAACCATATCAGCATCAACCGGAATATACATGAACTTTATATCTGGATTGATCGGGTTTCCTTCTTCATCTTTTTCTTTATGGCTTGAATCAACAACCAAATAAAAAAACTTCAAATCTGATATAAGGTGATACTGAATAGCCTGAATCTTGTGATGTTCTTTCTGGATG